TTTTTGGCCGCATTTGTCCAAAATACACCTAACGTACAATATGCCAGCATGTTATAGGTGGACATACAGATTTTCGGTTGTCCCCATTGTCCCGAAACCGTATGTTTGCCCTCTTTTCTCTCCATTTTCGACCCATCGCTGCGCTCGCCACCCTGCCTCCCGTGTCGGTATGCCCAGACGCAAAAAGAGTGGCGACGACACGCTGCCCTCGCCACTCTTTTTCTACTGGTTCAGCTGCTCTGCCTCCCCTATAAAATATGGTAAGAAAACGCTACACGTGTGTAACGGCTACAGGAACGACTCGTTGATGGTCTCGAAGTTCATCCCCTCACGTGCGGCAGGCTTGGCCGTTGACGGCAGTGGCATGCGGTCTGAGATGAGGTCTGCAATCATGTCTGTCATCAGAATGTCATCGTGGTTGTCGCGTCCTTCGATGTTTCCGTATGAACCATCCTCCCTCTGTTCGTAGATTGCCATCTCTTCGTAGGCTCTGTAATCGGGGTCAAGGAAACGCACGTTGTCCTCGAAGGACACAATGAAGTGGTCAACCATATCCTGTTTGGTTTTCACGTTCGTTTGAAACCCTATTTTTTTGTATCGTCCGTTGCGGATGTCTTCAGGAGAGGTTGAAGCACGCATGTAAAGATTTTGGTAGGTGTGTTCGATGGTCTCGAGGATGCCGCGTGTGTGGTCTCCCTGGTCAACGAACTCGGAAGCCTCTGCTTTCTTTTTGTCGTATGTGTTGGACTCGAAGACAAGGAGCGCTTTCTGGTAGTAGGTAGCCACCATGACCGCCTTGTATGCCAGGAAGTCGTAGCGTATGTGTCCTCGCCAGCGGGCTACCACCTCTGCCTTGCCCCCGAAGCGCAGCGGCCAGCGGTCAACCACCGTAATCACTGAGAAGTCCGCCTTTGTGGAGCGTCCTCCCACATCGACCACCACGATATAGCGGTCACAGGTCGGGGCGTTGTCTGGGCGCTGCCATATCCACAGAAGCCCCTTGGGGTCTTGCGGCAGGAGACGCGGCACCCTGTCATCACCCTGCATGATGTCCCCCATATAGTCGGGGTCGCGTGCGTACTCCTGCCTGTAGCGGTCAACGAGGTACTGGTCGAAGATGGTGTGGCCAGAGTGCTTGAAGCATTCCACGTCATCGGACGGTGCCTCTGAGGCGATACCCGCGTGGCTGTGGTGTCCCGCGCGCTCTGCTATGTACCAGTTGATGGACTCCAGCGATGCGCCTTTCTGCCAGAGAGACCACAGGTAGTGACCTGACTCGGTGGTCGGTGTCTCTGTCTCATCGTAGCGATTAAGTAGCAGCTCTCTTGCGAAGGCCAGCTTCTCGTTGACGCTCCTGAACGGTATGGTGTCGTGTGCGATGTAGAAGAACGGGATGAAGAGCGCTTCACGCGAAGACTTCTTCTTTCTGTCCTTTGCAAGTTGGTAGGCATCATAGAACAAGCCCGACATACCGTTGGCCGTTGACTCCATGACCTCCAGCGTGAGAGGCGCTATCAGCATTCCTCCTGCGATGTTCGTGATGACGGACTCTGCTGTCTTTCCCTGGGTGGTCGTCCAGTAGGCTACCTCTGAGAAGTGCGCCATAGCGAAGTTGGAGCCTCGCGTAGCCTCGAAGTTCTCGAACGAGGCGATGGTGACCACGTTGTCGCGCACCACCTTTCCTTGCTCGTCCGTGATGGTGGAGTCGGACGACGAGCCTTCCTTGGGCGAGAAGCGCAGCTTAGGTACGTTGAAGACGACATCGGCAGGGAAGTGCATGAGCGTTCGGGAGTACATTCCCTTGATACGCCTTGCCGTGTCTTTCGTCTGTGCGATGATGACGGAGTTCCATCCCTGCCTTATGAAGATTTGGATCCACGCCATGTAGAGCTGCACCAGCGTTGAGCCTCCCCACTGCCTCGCCTTGAGGAGCACCAGTCTTATAGGCCTTCCCTGCCTGCGCATGCGCTCCAGTCTCTCCAGCAGTATTATCTGTGCGTAGTTGAGGATGAACGGCACGTTCTTTCCGCTCTGCTTGTGTGCGATGTAGAAGCACTTGGCGAACGCGAAGGACGGGTCTCTCTGCAAGCGCAGCAGGAAGAGCTGGCGCATGACATCCTCTTCGTTGATGGCCGAGCCTTCCAGTTCTCTCTTGTGAACCAGGTTGAACCACTCCACATAGGCGCTGATGCTGCCGAGCGCCATCACCTTCTGGTACATCGGCTGCAAGGCGACCTCCCTGGTGAGCCACTGCACGGGTATCGGGTAGTCGGGTATCTCCACGCGCTCTGTGTGGGCGGGCATGCCCTCTCCCGTTATCTGGTCAATGCCCTGCAGGGTGAGTCTTGCCATCCTCCTCTCGTCCTCCTGCATGATGGCATCAAGGGTCGGCTCCTCCTTCGCGCGTGCCGCCTCACGCTCTATCTCGTCCTGCAAGTCGGGCAGGGTAGCGCTGTTTTCCTCGTTTTCGGCCTCCGTGGCGCGTTTCTCCTCTTCGGCGGGTACTTGTTCCACCTCTGGCGAGAAGTCTCCTCCTATGGCCTCAAGGAGCGATTTTCTGGCATGCGTAGGTTCACGCCCCTCCTCCATGTTCGGGTTGGTGGGCATGAGCTTCTGTTCGTGCGTCCGCACGTAGGGTTTCTTTTTCTTCTTGTCAGGCTCTTCGGAGAAGACCTTGAAGGCATCAGAGTTCCCCTTGACCTCCTGCGCGTCAGCCTCCTTCTTCGCCACACGCTCGGCCAGTGTGCTGGTTCCCGAGAGCGGCTTTATTATTTTCTTCGGTGGAGTATAGTCCATAGTATGTACGATAAAGTGTAAGACAATAAGTGTATTTTCCAGTTGAAGCCTCCCCAGAGTGCCAGCGGCACGTTGCTGAGGAGCAGCACCCAGTTAGGCCTGCCATACCATACATCGCTGCGCGCTATCATCGCGTAGCACATGCCTGACAGCCCGCACGTGGGCATCGTGCATGCGGCAAGCGGTGACAGCGCTGCCACAGAGGCGCAGAGCCATCCCGACAGCGCGCTCTTCCATCTCGGCTTGTACCTCAGCAGGAAGAGAAAGTTGAGTGCTACGTGCCAGGCGTTCGCATGTGTGAAGTGATAGGTGAGTGCTGACAGCAGGCTTGTGTGCGGGGTTACGTAAGCTCTCGGCACTGCCAGGCAGCAGATGACGAGGACGCACAGCATCAGATAGTCCTCGGTCTTCGCCAGAGGCTTTGCTTTTGTTTTCGCATTTTCCATATAATCCGTTTAGCGTATGACATGGACAGATAGAATCCGTCCGCTGGTTCTGTGATGATGAACGATGTGATGAAGAGCGAGGATGAGTTCTTGAACGTTCGGTGCGAGCGTAGCCGCAGATACTTCCTGCGTATGCTCTCCACAACACCGTCCCTTGCGAGGTGCTTCTGCGGCTTGTCCTTCCCCTTGGCTATCTCCAGCACTATCCTGTATGCCCCGTAGAAGGACAGCCACAGACGCGGCTGCTTCTCTCTGAGCGCTATCCTCAGCGCCTCGTTTTCGGTAAGTCTCGGGTCATCGGCGAGTGCTCTCTTGAAGGCCGCATAGAGCGCTTCGTCCCTCATTCGTCTGTAGTTGCAAGTGTCTTTTGGCATGTGTAATAATAGTTTTCGGTGTTTGTATTGCACAAAGGACGTTCTGTAAATTGGTCACACAATAGCGATTTTGATAATTCGTCAAACTTTAGTTGCCGCGCTTCCTACTTTTGCGATGAATAAAATTCACGAGAGACATATATGGCACAAGCAACAGCACCACAGGCGGCTACTGCCGCTGAACCCGCGAAGGAGAGCAAGCGCGACTTGTTCCGTGGGCGCATGAGCAAGCGTTACCCCGACTTGAACCTGGACGATGAGGATGCCTACTACGACCAGATGGGCAAGGCATTCGATGAGTACGAGGGTTACGAGAAGAACAGCAAGCAGCTTACTGACCGCATGAAGGCCAGCCCCGCATTCCGCGATATGGTGATAGCGGCAGGCAAGCAGGACGACTTCGACCCTATCATCTACCTCACCGAGCAGCGCGGCCTTGACCTCAAGGCTCTTCAGGACGACCCCGAGTATGCGGACAAGTTGGCACAGGCTCACTCCAAGTATCTGGAGCGTGAGGCCGAGAACAAGAAGATTGATGACGCGATGGCCGAGAACATGCCCAAGAGCATCGAGGCTATCCGCAAGAAGTCCGAGGAGCTTGGCCTGAGCGAGGAGCAGACGCAGGAGATAGTGGGTAAGATGTACCAGGGCATGGACGACATGGTGCATGGCATCCTTGACCCCGAGTATTTCGCGATGGTTGCCAAGGGTATGACCCACGACAAGGACGTTGACCAGGCTCATGAGGAGGGTATGGCCGCAGGGCTTAGCAAGAAGGTGGATGACAAGCTGCGCAGCCTTGAGGCAAGTCAGGAGCGTGTGTCGGGCAAGCAGTCCCCCATCAAGCGCCCCGAGCCTAAGCAGAAGCGTTCGCGCAACATGTTCCTTGCAGGAGACGAGGACGAGTATTAGAGAGTGAGAAACATTTTTTAGTTGTTAATTTGATAAGTTAGAAGTATGAAGCAAATTCTGAGAGAGTTCAAGCCCCTTCACTTCCTTGTGCTGGTGCTTAGTGTTCTGGCTTCCTTCGCCAGCGGCGGCATGGCTATGGCAGCAGTCGGCCTTGATGATGTAGGCCGCACCACCGCGGATCCTGACGGCACTGATGAGGCGGTGAAGAACGACCCCAACGCGGATACCCCGCTGGAGGGTGCTACCCCCGACAGCCCACAGAAGGGACTTGACCAGCAGAGTGCCGCCGCTACAGGCAGTGCTCTTGACCAGGCAGGCGTGACTGAAAACCACATCGATGACTATGTGTCGAAGTTTCGCGCGTACCGATTTCCCTTGCACACCGACATTCTGCGTAAGGCAAGGCAAATCAAGGTTGACACCAAGGAGCCCACGAACTGGGAGGTAGGCGAGGCCGTCATGGAGTTTACCAGCATCGGCAAGATTACTGGCGGTGAAGAGGAGGTTACCCTTACCTCTACCGAGATTGCCAAGAATGACTGGAAACTCATCCGCCGCAACGCTACCATCATGGTAGGCGCTCCCCTTGGCTACAAGGGACAGGTGAAGGACAACACCCCTCTGGTGCTGTTCGTTGTTGACAAGAGCACTACTGGTATCACCGTTCGCGCGCTGAACGGACCCAGCAAGAGCGCCAGCGACCCCACTACCACCGTTCCTGAGATAGCAGCTGGCACGACCTTCTTCCCCATGGCTCCCGCCTTGAGTGAGAGCGAGGTGGAGGTGGAGCCCAACAACGCTCTGCCCATCGAGACCCAGTGCTACTTGCAGAAGAAGGTATGCGCCATCACCTATACCGAGCTGTTCGAGCGTATCAAGAAGAAGGCTCAGTGGAACGTGCAGGACATTAAGGACTGGAACCTTGAGATGTTCCGCAGAGAGTGTACCCGTAGTATGCTCATCAGCGCTCCCGCCAAGTTCTACAAGCACAACGAGCGTACAGGTACTGAGACCGCCTACACGGAGAATGGTATCATGCGTCAGCTGCGCCTTGGCTACGAGTTGAGCGATGGCCAGATAGACTTTGAGGACTTGATAGGCATACAGGCTATGCTGTGCGGCAAGTACGACACGCCCAACGAGCTGACTGCCTACTGCGGTACCAAGTTCATCCAGCGCCTGCTGAACATCGACTTCTCCAAGCATAAGGAATATACGGTGCGCAACTACACGGACGAGAGCACGAAGATTAAGATTACCTCGTTTGAGAGTAACTTCGGCAAGTTCAACTTCGTCCATGAGTACGGCCTGAACGACATCGGCTACAGCGAGTGCGCCATCATCTTCTCTGTTGAGGAGGCCAAGCACTTCTACTATCAGTCGGGCAAGACCATCAACATCAACCACGAGAAGGGAGAGGGCGGCGAAGTACGCGAGGCCAAGTCTCAGTACTACATCAAGGATGACTGCGTGAAGCTCGACACCTTCAACAGCATGATTGTAGGTCCCACCACTCTGGTAGGAGGCTATAAGCTGAGCGCTTTGGATGCCGTGCTGAAGAGCGTGAACACTCTGTCCGACGTGACGGCTCCTGCTGCTGGGGATATTGTCTATCTCATCAACGACGAGTCTGGCAAGCCCATGGGTCTGTACGAGTACAGCGGTACTGAGTGGAAGCCCTACTCTGGCAAGAGCATCTTCGTAGGCTGACAAGTTCTAAGGGGATTAGTATAATAGCCTGAATGCCCGTCTCGCTAACTACGGGGCGGGCATTCTTCAATCTTAACAATAATTCAAGAAAGTATGCTGAAAATATATGAACTTTCTCGTTTCGATGCGATGACCCTTCGCATTTCATACTGCGGCCAGGTAATCATGGCTTCTTTCAAGGGAGGAGACCAGAGACGCAACCGCGCCCGCCTTGTGACAGACAGCCTGTTCGTGCAGGACGCTCTGGAGCATGACCCGCGTTTTGGTAGTCTCTACATCCTGAAGAAGAGCTATTCAGACAGCACTAAGGATGTGGAGGCAAGGATTGCCAACGAGAAAACCAAGACCCGCAAGATAACCAAGGTGAAGAGCGTCAACGATGCCCTGCTTTACTTCACCCAGCTTGGAGCCAACGTGACAGGCGAGGGAGACCTGAAGACACTGATGGAGCAGTATAACGTTGAGTTCCCTAACCTGAGATACTGAGAACGGTATGACACACCTGACGGGAGCGGATATAGTGTCTCGTGTGCGCAGGACAATCAACGAGGCACGAGTGAACGACTCGGAGTTCTACACGGGGGCAGACGAGGCAGAGCTTGACAGCATCATCGCTGCGCATGTCCTTGAGGCGTTGAACTTCGTGCATGGTACGGCTGACCCCGACTTGCTGGACGCAGGCGAGACTGCAACGCATGTGACAGGAACGAGGGAACTTGGCAGTTACTTCGTGGGTGTGGTGGCCGTTCCTGGCTATCTGAGGCTGAAGAGTCTCCGCGTGCAAGGGTGGTCAAAGGCTTTGACAGAGATGCAGAGCGATGAGGAGGACGAGTATGCCAAGCAGTCCGACCCTTACGCTTGCGGAACGCCTGAGCGTCCTTCCGCTTTCCTCTCGGTCAATCTTGAGAACGGCGAGCGGCAGATTGAGTTGTACAGCCTGCCGAAGATAGACTCAAGCGTGCGCGTGGAGTATATGACCTTTGTCGAGGACACAGGGGCTGATGACGGCATAGATGTCAGCGCGAAACTTGAGGATGCTTATATCTACTATCTGTCAGGCCTTGTGCTTACCGTACTCAACGACCAGCATGCTGATGATATGTTTAACCTTGCGATGGCTCTCATGGGTGTTAGCGCGCAGGAGAAGCAAGAGAAAGGAGGAGTATGATGGCGAGTAATACAGAGCCCTTGGTGGCGATGCTTTTCGTGGAGTGCCTTATCATGCTGCTTCCACTCTTGTTCGTTGCGTCCGACTTCTGGGCGGGCATACGCAAGGCCAGGCAGCGCGGTGAGGTCATAACAAGCAACGGATGGCAGCGGACGGTGGCTAAGATAGGCAGATACTACAACATGCTGTTTGCACTGCTCCTCATGGACGGGATGCAGATAATAGGCTTGTGGTATCTGAACAACTACGCGGACTGGCATTGGCCGCTGTTTCCCTGGTTCACCTTTGCTGGTGCGTTCTTCGTTGGTGTCATTGAGGTCAAGAGCATCATGGAGCCTGCCAGCGACAAGGAGAAGAAGGAGATGAAGCAAGTGGCGCATCTTGCAAGTGAGATAGCCAAGCATCGCGCGGATCCCGAGGAGATAGCTCAGGCTATAGTGCAGTATCTCACCAATGACAGACGTAATAAGATTTATAAGAAGAAAGAGGGGGAGAGCGAATGAGGTTTACAAGAGAAGCACTTGAGAAGATGAAGACCTTTGAGGGTTGCAAGCTTAAGGCATACCGCGATGCCGTGGGTATTCCAACCATAGGCTACGGGAGGACTCGCGGGGTGGAGATGGGTATGACCATCACGCAAGAGCAGGCTGACAAAGACCTTGAGGAGTTCATCGAACTTGAGGAGGAGGCATTGGGCAGGTTCTTGGGAGACGTGAAACTGACCGATAACCAGTGGGATGCCATAGTAAGCTTTGCCTATAACGTGGGCATCGGTAATTTCAAGCGCAGCACGATGGCCAAGAAGATACTTGCCAATCCTGCTAATCCAACCATTTACCATGAGTTCGGAAGATGGGTGAAGGCGGGCAACAAGAAGCTGCCTGGCCTTGTGAGACGCAGAGCATGGGAGGCTGCACGATGGGCAGGGGCTGTCTGATAGCGCTCCTCTGCGCTCTCTGTCTGTGTTCCTGCCGCTCTGTACGCACAGAGTATGTTCCCATCATGCAGACACGCTCAGACACGCTTATACAATACAAGGAGCGTGTGGATAGCGTGTGGATGTATGACAGCGTACACGTGCGTGAGGGGCGTGATACGGTGTGGATGGACAGATGGCATGTGCGTGTGGAACGGCATAAGACATGCGACACCCTCTATATCAACAAGACCGACAGCATCCCCAAGCCCTACCCCGTGGAGCGCACGCTTACGCGGTGGCAGCGTACCAAGCAAGACTGGGGCGGCTGGGCGATGCTTGTGGCAGGCGCGGCTGTTGTGCTCGTCTTGCGAAGGAAGATTTGATAATTCGTCAAACCCTTATGGCTGTGCGGATTAACTTTGCGGCATATAACATTACGATATGAAGTATGTAGGCAGTAATCAGAGAATAAATCTGTCATGGACAATAAGCAGAGGCGCGTCTAAGGTCAAGGAGGATTTTAGGCGTTCGTCTCTGTTTGTGTTCCTGACGAGTAACAACGAGCAGATACCACTCAACTATACGCTGAGTGAGAACGTCATAACGACAACGCTTCCTACTGGGTTACCAGAAGGAGTGTATGGCCTGCTTGCCGTGTGGTTCAAGTCGGCCTGCAATCCCTTTGAGGGAGGAAACGATGCCAGCTTGCCGCCTCTTGGCAGGATGAGCCGTTCACAGGTTGATGATCTGTTTGGCATCACTGCTGTGTCTAACGAGGCCGACTACTCAGAGTCAAGCGCTGTCAATATCGAAGTGCGCAGCATGGTGGCTACGTATGGGTATGATGGCTTGTCCGCATACGAGATAGCCGTTATAAGCGGGCAGACCGCACTGCGTCAGAGCGAGTGGGTGTCCAACATCACCGAGCTTAACGAGCGTATCAGTGAGATTGAGAGCGCAGAGACCCTGAGGCAGACAGCAGAGGCATCCCGCTCGTCCGCAGAGGGCAAGCGTGTCAGCTCAGAGATTGTAAGACAGCAGAACGAGAATGCGCGGCAGGCGGCTGAGAAGAAACGAACCTCTCTCCGCTATTATACGGAGGGAGACGGTTCTGTCGAGATACATGCCGACAGCATTCGCGTGTATGCCGAGGGAAGCGGCAAATGTCTCCAACTCGAGGGCTATAAAGTGGTGGTGAAGAGCGGACTCGACGATATTGTGCTTTTGCCTGGCCCTGGCTATAAGGCTAAGGTCGGTACTAAGGAGATTGCTACCGTAGATATGCTGGAGAGCATAAAGAATAGACTTTCGGCGCTGGAGAATAGTAGTATGGCATAATTATAGGAGATTATGGTAAAGGATATAAAATTCACCTACAACAAGGATAAGGCTTGCTGGCAAAGCGATGAGGTAGTATCACCAAACATGGCATACGTGCAGGTAGAGCGTAAGGAAATGGGCTGGCTGCGTGTGTATGCCTACGCGGCAGGCAAGAAGCCAGTGACTGTGCATGTTACCCAACAGAGGGTAACCGCGTTTCTGACGGGCTATCTTCCCGTGGGTGTGACGCTGCGCATGGAGAGTGAAACAGAAGTAGAGTCCTGCGTGCTGTGCCAGGACGGTGTAGAGTAAGGAGGAGCGGATATGGATAAGATAAACTTGCCCGTCATAGGCATGCAGGCTGGAGGAGGCAGTGGCAGTGGTTCTGGCTCGTCTGCTGACCTGCGCCCCATATATGAAAAGCTGGACGTGTTGCTGATAGGCCTGACCAATCTGCAAGGACTGCTGACTGAATTGCAAGGGATAGTGGATGCACATAAGGAGGCTACCGAGCACGACATCAACGCGCTTGCCAAGGATGCCACCAGTACCGACTTCAGCGAGCTCCCCCTGTTGTGCGGCCAGCCCAGCATCCTGTTCGGGGCAGGCACCCCACAGGAGGCCATCGTACCCGACAACTGGAAGCAGTTTGATTCCGACACAGGGGAGGGTTACAACTGGAATGGAGAACCGTCAGCCATCGGGCAGCAGTACATCAACACGACCGCGACTACAGGCGGGCGCTACATCGCTGTGCGCGGCCGCGAGGAAGGCTCGCTTGTGTGGAAGAACTTTTAAGATAGAATGATATGGCAAATAATGTATTCGTTAAGATACCAGAACGCGGGGACGCATGCGTAGGGCGGCTCTCCGACAAGAAGCTATTTTACATCAAGGGTGACACGCTCGTCTTGTCCGAGCTGGACAAGAGCGAGTGGGAGGTGCAGGGTGTGGTGTCTCATCGAGAAGGCAAGAAGGTCACTATTGTCGGGCTGGACAATTCGGGTCCCATCGCATTCTGCGACCGTGTGTGGTACTATCTGAGCGGCTATACGCTGGACGGCGCGGAGCACACCATAGTGCTGGCTATACCCACCAAGGCAAACTGGGATAAGAGTGTGGAAAAGACAATCACCTACACGGCAAACACCGTAGAGGAGTTCATCAGTGCGCTCAATGCCGCTTTTGAAGCGGATGCCGACTTCACCGACCAGGACTGGTATGCCGACCTCACGGCTGACGGGCGCGTCCGCGTGCATTATGTGTTCGCCGCATGGCAGAACTACAACTTCATTGCCAAATCAGGTATCACAAAGACCAACAGTATGCCCGAGTTCAAGCAATGCACACGTCTAAGGCGTAAGAGCGGACAGGCGACGCAAATCGGCGGCATCTGCTCTTGGCATAGTTCGCTGGCCTACTACCGTAACGACAACGGCACTTCGATAGAGCAAGGCGGGCGCACGGCTGAACAGACGAGCATCAATCAGGTATGGCCAATTAACTTGCCTACTTGGCTCGGAACATCAGCCAAGAATCCAGGCGACTTCTGCAAGGCATTGCGCGATGTGTACGGCGAGGGCGAGGAGGGCTGGCTTCGATTCATGCACAGCTGTATGTCTGTCACCGACACTGATGGTGGCATCATGATGTACGACGGTATAGAGATGAGCAAGCGGCTCTCGTCCTTCACCTACACCTCGCGCAAGGTGGCCAAACCGAAATACATGTTCCCTGCAAGCGGATGGTGTGCCAACTTCTCAACCTCCTGCCTGCCAGCTGGTTCATGGCATATTCCTACACCCAAGGAACTTGTAGAGCTTATGAGAGATATAACGCAAGGAACGGGAACGCCTGACGTGTTTAGTCGAACTATGATAGCAGCGGGAGGCCAGGCTATAAGTAACGGTTCTACGCAGTGGACGTGTGTGCGCGGCAATCCCAGCAACGCTTGGAATTGCCGCGGCATGTACGGCTGCCTGTACGCCACGCCCGTGTGCATCTCCTGGCTTGTGGCTTCCCGGGTCTCTCAACAAACACTCACCTTTGATTAACACACAGAGCATGACAAGAGAAGATAAGCAAAGCGCCCTGCAGCGTATAGCAGAGCGCAAGATGGCCTTGCAGGCCATCATGGCCGAGAGTGACGCACATGCAGCAAAATGTATCAAGATGGGGCTCACCTTCAGAGAGGAGTACCCAGAGGAATACACAGCCTACGAGGCAGCGCGTGAGGAGTACAACACGCTGGAGGCGGAGGGGAACATTATCGCCACTACCGAAGTGGAGGATGACGAGATGATGTGGCGGGATCCAGCAGGAGAGGAGGTGCGCGATGAAGGCCGTTGACAAGTGGGGGCTCGACAAGGTGACGCACTTCCTCGCAGGCGCACTGGTAGCCGTCATGGCCTACCTTGTTGCCTGCATGGCTGGCGCGACAGAAGCGGCATCCCTCGCGACAGGTTTCGGTCTATCTATAGTGGCTGGAGTTGTTAAAGAACTGTTTGACGAGCGCTTTGATTGGAAGGACTTGCTGGCCACCGCGATAGGCGGTGCTGCGGCGACCATAGGGCTGGTTATATTATATGTAGTATGACCTGACGTGCCTTGCAATCGCAAGTACTCTGAGTTGTACTGCACTGAGGAGGCATGTAAAAACGCCAGTAAGGCAAAAGTGAACTTTGACTTTATTTGTGGAACTGACAACTAAAAGAGGCAAAAAGGCTAAAAGTTGTTAACGCTTGGAAAATGTTACCTTAAAAGGCTACACAAAGACGGTAGTTTGTAGTATCTTTGCGATGCAAACCTACATAGACTTATGCCAAACGTTAAAATACAATCGGTAGCTCAAACGGAGCGCGCGGGGTTATTCTCAATATGCTTTGAGGGTGATAGCTTCACTGAATTCCAAAAGTTCATTGAGGAGCACAGGGATGACTATAGTAAAGACCTGGGAGTAATATTGACTGCCATACAGCACATGATGAACGCGGGTGGTTTTCTTGAACGGTATTTCCGACCTGAAGGAAAATTCAGAGACAATGTGTGCGCCCTGCCCATAGAGTCTGGAAGGCTTCGGCTTTATTGCCTTCGTTTGAGCGACAGCGTTCTAATAGCGGGCAACGGAGGCGTGAAGTCGGTAAGACGATACGAAGATTGTGATGAACTAAACGGTTACGTACTCACCCTTCAAAAACTTGATGACGCATTAAGGCTGGCCATAAGAAAGGGTGAAGTCATCATAGAGGAACGCTCGGTAAAAGGAATTGAGACAAAAGATTTTAGCCTATGACACATTCAGAACCATTCTTTGCACAGGCTCTTGCCTCTGTACCAGACAGCACACGCAGGCAGGTGGAGATGTCCATGGCCATATCTGACAGGCTCGCGGTGATTCTGGAGCGGAGGGGAATGAACCAGGCCGACCTGGCCAGGCTTATGGGGCGCTCCCGCGCGGAGGTTTCCCGCTGGCTTGGTGGTACACACAATTTCACCTTGTCAACGCTCGCGCTAATATCGTCAGCACTGGACGAGGATGTAGTCGGTAAGATATAGGCAAACCGAAGCCAATGCCCTACTGAAGGGGCGGCAGTTCCACGGCAATGAACGAATGGGGCTGTCGCCCCTTTAATATATATATAGATAATAATGAAGATAGCGACACATGACAGCGCGACTGGCGAGAGAGGGCATGGTCTCCTCTCTTGGCTGGTCACGCCTTTTGCGAAGACACAGAGCAAGACCATAGCGGAGCAGTATGCCGCTGGGTGCAGGAGTTTCGACATACGTGTGCGGCCTGCGCGTGGGAGACGCAAGGGCTACGTATGCGCGCATGGGCTGTGGGAGAGCGAGCGGAGCGCAGATGACATTCTTGGCATGATAGACCGTTTCCCCGACAGATGCCAGGTATGCCTGACCTACGAGGGGACGAGTGAGAACATAGAAGACTTCCGTCAGTTCGCAACCAACTTACGGCATTGGTTTCAGTGGATAATATGGGGAAGCGCCTGCTGTAAGTATGCCAAGTATGCCAGCGTTAAGGTGGATTACGTGTCTGTTCTGCCCGCAGAGGTAGGCTACAGTGGAGGTGTGCAGGGCTTCTTGCCGCTTGACGGTAGAAGCTGGCATACCTATCTTCCTATCCCCTGGCTGTGGGACAGGCTCTATAAGAGGCCGCATAAGTTCAACGAAGAGAGGTTCACGTTTGTGGACTTCTTATAATACAACAAATACCATGAACGACAAGGAGACAGAGTTGTACAGAATAGTAGATAGTGTGGTTAGCTGTTGCGCCACACAGATAGATGCGGAGGGTCACGTGAACCTCACGGCGGAGGATGTGCTTGGCAAGAGTAGGGCAGAGAACGTGCTTATGGCGCGCTGCATACTGGTAGGCGAAATATCTGGTGCGGGGTATAGCGTGACCACAGCCGCACAGCTCTTAGGCCGTACCCCGCAGGCCATACGGCACTTGCAGGAACTCGGTTATCAGTACCACAGAACCTCAAGAGCCTATAGGATAGCAGAGGCAGAAGCCGTGCTTCTGTGCAGGAATTTTGAGCCAAGCGGGGTATAAAAAGCTCTTTTTACGAGTCATACGTAAAACTTGTAGCCACATTTGGTGCTACAACTGAGTATTTATTCATAACTTTGCAGGCGAAACCGAAATGTAAGTAATATGAATAACCTGTTTGACAAGGACGCATCTGTTAATGCTATCCTCTATATCCTTTCTGCGTTTGGAGGACAGGCCGACATGCACAAGGTTTACAAGACTCTCTATTTTGCAGACCAGGAGCATCTGAGTAAGTATGGCCGTTCAATAACAGGTGACACTTACATTGCTATGCAGTATGGCCCCGTGCCGTCTATGATATATGATATTACAAAGGCTGTAAAGGGTGATAGCTATTTCTCTCAGTCAGAAAATGCAAACGAATTGAAGGAGTTATTCCATTTTGCAAATAGGTTTATTATCTGTGCTGCGGCTGACTACGACCCAGACAGCCTCTCCGATTCCGATAAGGAATGCCTTGATAATGCTATTGCGAAATGCCGCGATAAAAGTTTTATAGAACTTACAGAAATGTCTCATGGTCTGGCCTATAATAACACCCGACCAGACAGGGAAATTTCGGTTAAGGATATACTCTGCGAGGCTGGGGACACAGAGGAGTATGCCAATTATATATCCCAAAAACTGAAGTACGAGGAAGTACTTTGTGGCTACTGATGGCAAATAGAGACTTGATAAAGAGGGGAGCGATACTTCACTCTGAGACTTTTGACTTCGTTGACCACGGAAAGTTCTTTGTCATAATGGGTGTTTCTCATGGTGAGGTAGCGGGTTTCTTCTTCATCAATTCAGGAATCAACAAGTGGATCCAAGGAAAGGAAGAAATGCTTGCGATGCAGTACCCTATGCGAAAGGCAGATTATGGCTTCCTACGGTATGACTCTTTTCTTGCTGCTCAGGAATTGCTGAAGATACCCATAAGCAAGATAGAGAGCGATATGGAGAAAGGGCAAACTATCTTCAAAGCCTTAATGAAAGAGGAGCATGTGAATGAGATTTTGCAGCTGGCAAGGCACTCAAAATTGTTCAAGCCAAAAGACAAGAAGAACTTTCTTGGCTAATGAGTAAGTAATTAGAAAACAACGTGAAAGCATAATAGGTGGCATTTGGTACGTATTACCATTGCCACCTTTTTGCGTCATATAATAAATCGGTTGAACTTTGCAACAAGTTCCAATAGTGGAACGAAACAAGCCTTAAAAATCTATATCATGAGTGATGTAAAGACTTTCATGTTCCCTGACTCGGGAACCCGTAGCGGTGGCCTTGACCCGAACGCACTGCTTGCGATGATGAACAATGGAGGCGGTTTCGGTGCAAACGGAAACTGGATTTGGGTAATCTTCCTTTTCTTCCTTTATGGATGGAACCGCAACGGTCTGTTTGGCGGTAACGGCGGTGGTTCTGTAGCAGGCACGGCAGAGCGTGAGCTTCTGATGAGTGCTATACAGGGCAACGGCAATGCCATCAGTCAGCTGGCAACGACTCTGAACTGTGATGCAAACAGCATCCGAACTGCTATATGCAGCGTGCAGAGTGCCATACAGGGAGTGGGCAATCAGGTTGGCCTTACTGGCCAGCAGGTCATCAATGCCATACAGGCAGGCAACACCAGTCTTGCAAGCCAGTTGAGCAAGTGTTGCTGCGACAACCAACTTGCCATCTGCAATCAGACCAACACCCTTCAGAACGCTATCAACTATGTAGCCACTGGGCAGGAGAGAGGCTTCAGTAATGTTGCCTACGAAACGCAGGCTCAGACTTGTGCTATCCAGCAGGGTATGGCCAACGGCGTGCAGACTCTGAAGGACACTGGTAATGCCAACACACAGGCCATAATCGCCAAGCTTGACGCAATGGAGAACGCAGCAATGCAGGACAAGATTGCGGGACAGGCCTGCGAGATAGCCACCTTGAAGGCACAGATAAGCCAGGAGCATCAGAACGCAACCTTTGCGTCCATGCTGGCTCCCATGCAGAGCGAGCTGAATGCCATCAAGTCCGCGATGCCCGCTACCGTGACTGTGCCTAACCCGCAGGGTGTGCTGATGCCCTCTTGTGTGGCATGGCAGTATGGCATTGGGCAGCAAAACGGATTCTGGGGATAACGGATAGGAGAACGTGGTATGACTAACAGGAGCGTGTTCATTGCGAACAGGGGTGGCACACCTATTGTGACTGCCCCCGCTACGGTAGGGACGGCCGACGTGACTATTGACCTTCCCAACCACGTGTTCCGTTTTCTCGGAGCCAAGGGCATAATCATCGTGGAGGCCACTCCCGTTATACCCACAGGGACTACAGGCACGCTGCCCGTCCTTGTGAGCACGAACGGGGCAAGTCTTCCTCTGGTGAGTGTGACAGGCGCAGCCGTGACTGCGGCCTCCCTTGTGGGCGTGACCTACATAGAGGTGCTGTTCAACAAGAGCGCCAACACGCTTACTCTGATGAGTCCAGTAGCGTGAAGAAGAGAGTAAGAATTAAAAGGTAGAATTATGTTTCAGACATTGAGAGCAGGAAGCCCCTTCTATATACTGGAGAAGGGCAGCGACATCAAGCTGAAGATAGCAGAGGTGTCATCTGTGAGTGCGCCTACACCGAAGTTCCAGACAGGCAACTTCACTCCTAACTTCGGTCAGGAGATGATAGTGGATATTACTGCCAAGTGCGGTGACGAGTCCTTGGAGTTCAAGCAGGTGCCAGCAAACCTTAGTATAGCCAACTTCGGCACAGGCAATGTGGTGATAAGCGAGAGCCGTGACGCGATGAGCGCCGAGGTGGAGAGCATGAGAAGGGCGAGTCAGTCCATCCTTGACAGCATGGAGCATAACCAGCAGGTAGTCGGTCGCTGCGGTGAGTTCCTTGCCCTCCTCAACCCACAGATAGCCAAGGAGCGTGAGCAGGAGCAGAAGATACAGAATCTGGAGAAGGAGATGAACGGCATGCGCACAGACCTCTCGGATATTAAGGGCTTGTTGCTCTCCATGTCAGAAGCAAATAAAAAGTAGAAGATTATGGGATATATGGTACAGATAAGCGAAGACAAGCGCAATAAGATGTCGGAGCTTTGCGAAAAGATGCTCAGTGCAGGCGGTAAGCTCATGCAGTGCCTTGAAGACCTCGAGGGCAACCAGAGAGGTGGAGACAGGGACGACTGGGACGATAACGAGTACGAGGAGGAAGATGATTACGGACGCTACGGCCGTATGGGTGCGAGGAAGCAGAAGCACTCTGGCCGTTATATGAGGTAGCCTTATGAGACGGACAAGCCTTGATACTTATGACAGGATGCCCGACGGCATGCGTTCGTACTTGCGCAACTACGGGTGGCACTTCAACCGTAAGGCTTGTGAGTTTGCCGCAAGGCACATGTACAGACGCGCGGAGTCTGGATCCTTGGAACGTACTACTGCACTGACACGCGAACAGGTGGATGAGCTTTTGAGTCGTACAGGAGTGCAGATAGAGAATGATGTGGGCTACGATATGGTGTATGTCGCTACCATGTGCAGGAGCGACTACCTGGGCAGCAGCATCTCTGACGAGGTGCATCTGGCTAAGATTATCAGAGATATTCTTGATGATGCGGATGCAGGGGACGGAGAGGTAATGCGTTGCTGGTATGCCAAGATGGTAGCCCGTGGAATACCCGTTGACTGGGAAGACCTGCTGTAATGACAAGCCCCGCTATCCTCACGGACGGCGGGGCTTAAACCATGAAAACTAACAAAAAACAAATGAGTGTGTAACCTTTCTCACTAATCTCACTAAACAAACCTTAAACTACAAGTCTTCATCCCTTATTATTTCTTTCTCCTGCAAGTCTTCCTCTTCCACGTAGTCATCGAATTGGGCTTCCTTGCTGAGTATTATCTGTGCTATTGACTGCGGTGCCTTCTCCTCTGTCTTTGCAGCGGCGGCTTTCGGCATGACATACTCCAAGAGTTTCATGCGTCTATCTACACGCTCCTTCGGGTCGAGGGAATCTATATCCTTGATAAGCTTCTCCCAGTTCTTGTCCAGATAGTCGCGTATCTTCTCCTTGACTACTGAAGTCTTTGTGCTTTTGTCCGCTGTCTTCTTGCTCATAACCTCCAGGGTTCAATCCGAACCACCTCAGAGCGCGCTTCATTGTAAGCCTTCGCAAGGTGGTTTTCTGCGGATATAGTATAGTTTTGTTGCGCGCGCTCGTCATTCATGGCACGATACCACTGCGATATAACGTAGTCGCATACATAGCGGTGTATATGCGCTTTCAGTGAGCGTACACTGCCCCGCCACATCTCAGAGAAGCGGAAGTGCAGCGACCACTCTGTAGGGTTCTTCCATATCTCATCTGACTGCATACGGCTGTCATCATGTAGGCACCAGCGAAGCCGTCCGTACACGCTATCCACGGCATCCTGTATCTGACGCACAAGCCAGTCCTCTGCCTTGTCGTCCTTGAAGGCATACTCGACAGACTTGTACGCCTTCTTGTTGGCATTGCGTTGCTCTGCATTCGTCACCCTGTTCTTCAACCAGGAGTCGAACTTCACTTCATATTTTATCTCACTGAGGAGAAGCTTAACCGATGCGTCCATTATGGTATGTATGTGAATTTGACTTCAGCGGGGCCGTCCTCGCTTATGAGCGTGCGTCTCTCCTTCGTAGGCATGCCCGAGCTAGACAGCAACTCGTCCAGCTCGTCTGCTGCATCCTCTACCGCCGACTTCACCTCTGACAGGTCGCTTGGTGAGAACATCCTGCACCACTCCACGATGGCCGCTCTCACGATGAACCAGTGCATGAGTTCAGCAAGCGCCCGACTGTCAGCATCGGCCTCCTTGAAGTTGAACTCCCAGGAGGTGACTACGGGCAGCTTGTCATCGGCATTCTCGGTGCTGTTTACCAGTTTGTTCCTGAGAACAGCACGGAGCTTGCCAACACCAGTGACGATGAGCCTCCTTATAAGCTGTTGGTCGCTTGTTCCGTCCCCCAGTTGTGACAGGTCTCTCAGCTCTGGGTCGTTAGTCCTTGCTTCCGCGTAGCGCGTGGTAAGCTGCCTAGCATCATGGTCGAGGTATTTATACAGCAGTTCTATAATCATTCTTGCAGTGTTGGTGGTTCCTTGCGGTATATCATTTCCCTAATGGCAGCGGCAGCATCATTCCTGCGTGCAAGATATTGCTCTGCCATTGCAGGCATAGTCATTACAGCCCATGCGTGCAGCGCTGTCATAAGCACGAAGCGGTGGCATGCTCCAGCCAGCGCACGCGCGATGACGTTGCGCCTTGAGTCGAACGAGAGCGATATGACCCACTGCTTTGTGTTCTCCAGCTTGTTGTTACCCGCTTCCCCCATAGGCGTCTCTCCTGTGCATCCAGTCACGAAGCGGTGCAGCACGGTGAGAAGGTCATCAACTCCCTGCTGGCACTGACGCTCGAAATAGCTAAGGTCGCTCTCCTCCATACCCATCTGAGCCTCGTTGAGTTCTTCGGGGCGGTCTTTGTTGATTTGGAACATGCCCGCCTTTCTTGTTTCGATGTCGGCATCTAACTTGAGCTGGTTTCTGTAAATCGTTATATCCATGCGTACTTATATATCAGTAATCATCCATGAGTGTCGGTCGGACACGCGAACGGAATGCCGACACCATCTGTTCTGTCATAGCCAGATAGCAGTCGCTGCGTTCCTTGGACTTGTCCTCCAGCCACAGGTACATGACGTATGCGGCGACTATCTCTTCAAGCAGCTTCAGCGCACCAGTCTGTACTTGCTGTGAGGGTGTAAGGCTGAAGCCTATCTCACCCACTGAGCTGCTGAGGCGGCTGTTTGCCATCTCAACTGCTTTGCGCACCATGCCCTGTATGAGGGGTTTGTCTTGGTCAGTGATGTGCGCTTGCTCGTACATGCTGTTGCCCTGCCCGTCAGTAAGCCTTCTCCCCTCGAAGGAAGACAACTCCTGGCATCTTGTAAACATGCTGTCAAATTCTATATCCATCATTGCGTCTTATGTACAAGGGCAAAGGTAGCCTCAGTTACGCGCCCAAAATGACAAATTATCAAAAACGAGTTACACGGCAGTCTATCTTTGCGCTTGTACATATATAAGATAGCATGAAGAGACTCATACCCGTGTCCCGTTTCCGCGGTAAGAAGGACAACAGTGACAGCGTTAAGGCGCGCTTGCGGCAGAAGGGCGCAGACAAGACCAACCTACAACTGCTTACGCGCGCAGAGAATGCGTGGCAGGCTCTGTATGACTTGCGTAAGCGTAGAGAGCGCAATATCAACTACTGCTTCATCGACCAGTGGAGCGACTGGGTGTATGACGAGAAGGGCAAACTGGTGCGCGAGAGCTCGCGTATAGCCAAGCGTACAGGCGGTGTAGCCTTGCAGAACAACCACCTCATCAAGATAGTTCACTCCTTGAGCGGACTCTACAGCAAGCAGAGCACCGAGCCTGTGTGCTTTGCACGTAGTCCTAACTGCGATGAGAAGGCTGACGTGATGACGAACGCCCTGCAAGCCAACTGGCAGAACAACATGATGCCCGACATACTCGTGAGTGAGATGGAGGAGATGCTGTATGGAGGTATGTCTGTGGTCATGGAGGAGTGGACAACCATCAACGGTGTTGAGGATGCCTACACGTTCGTCATCGAGCCGAGCCACTTCTACTTCGAGAGTGCGGGCATAGACCCGCTGCACAGGGATGTGGAGCTCATAGGCCACTTCGAGGACTACAGCCTTGGAGCGTTGGCAGCAAGATTCGCGCGCAGCAAGTATGACTACAAGCAGCTGGAGTACATCTACGCACCCTATATAGCGCGTCAGCAGTCTATCCTCCCCAACGGACAGCAGACAGACAAGCTGAAGGATCCGTACTGGGATGTATCGGATAGGGATATGTGCAGGGTGTATCATGTCTGGACTAAGGAGCATAAGCTGAGGTACAGATGCAAGGACATCATGGACTTTGACCAGCCGCTCTACCGCATAGAACCAGAGCAGCTGCCTCTCGTTACAGCAGAGAACGAGGCAAGGCTTGCACAGGCAGAGGCCGCTGGCATGGCACGCGAGGACGTGCCTCTTATCGAGTACACGCCCGTCTTTGACACATACTGGCACTACCAGGCGCTCGCCCCAGGTGGCCTTATACTGGAGGAGTACGACAGCCCCTACGAGCACGGTTCGTACCCCTACACGTTCAAGATATATGAGTATGTCAACGGTGATGTGATACCCTACATGAGTCCTGTCATTGACCAGCAGCGTTACATCAACAGACTGGTGACGCTGTTCGATATTGTCATACAGGCAAGCGCGAAGGGCATAACCATGATACCGAAGTCTTGCGTGCCTAGCAACATGACCGAGGCAGAGTTTGCGCGAAGCATACGCGAGACGGGCAACTTCATATTCTACGATGACAAGGAAGGCCGCAGTATGAACAAGCCCGAGGTGGTGGTTAGCAACACCAACATGACGGGTATCACCGATATGCTCCAGTTGCAGCTTGGCTTCATCCCCGACATAACGAGTGTGAGCGAGGCGCTGCAAGGTAAGACTGCCAAGAGCGGGACATCGGCAAGCCGCTACGCGCTGGAGTCGCAGAACAGCACTACGAGCGTGAGCGCACTCCTGCTGAAGTTCGGCTCGTTTGAGCAGCAAGTGGCAGAGAAGAAGATGCAGGTCATACATCAGTACTACCGAGAGGGGAACATAAGTGTGATGCGCTCCAACGGCATGAGCGAGGTCACCAAGTATGACCCAGTGGAGGTGCAGGATGTGAAGTTCGGTGTGCGTATCCTCATGTCACCTGAGAACCCAGTGTTCCGCATGGCGATGAACGACCTTGTTTCGCAGATGTGGCAGGCAGGAGCGGTGGATGCCGCGCAGATGCTTCAGATGAGTTATCTCCCCGCAAGCAGTACGGTGAGGAAGCAGCTTGAGCAGGCGATGGCCGCAATGCAGCAGAGAAGCCAACAGGAGACACAACCACAAACACAGGAGTAAGTAATGGCAACGAAGAATCTACAGCGCAGCATCATACCCTTTGGTAAGGGCATGCACAGAAGCCCCTCTACACCACAGGAGGGAGAGCTGAGCGAGTGTGTAAACCTCTGGCCAAGGGGCGAGGAGCTTACAGGACTGCCGCAGCCCGTGAGTACAGGTATCTCCTTTGAGAGCAACAAGAAGAAGGAGAGCCTTGCCTGCATACACATGGTGCAGACAGAGAAGCACTACATAAGCATCATGGACAACTGGGGTGTGCGCCGTCCTAACATGAGTTTTGAGTTTAAGGTTGTGATGCAGCAGTTCTGGCTGCTCCAGCTTTACTGCAACTACTCTTTCCAGGGCAGAGAGCTTACCCTTACCCTTACTTTCGACAACGGTGCAAAAGAGGTGTTGCCTGTCACGATGACGGGTAATGTGGCGCGTGTAAGGTCTAAGAACTACATGCGCTCGCACGTGGTTACTGGCGCAGAGATAGCAGGCATAGGCAGCAAATGGGACACCGTGAGCATAGAGGTTGTAGATAGCAGGCAGGAACCGTATGTTTATTCAGGCTCCCCTACGAGGATAGCCCATTACTCTCTGATGTGGTTCACCGAGGTTGATATGGAGCGGCAGGAGATACTGTCGGACTCTTCACGCATTCTACAGGTGCTGCCGTTCGGCAACATGCTTGTTGTAAAGTTTGAGGACGAGGTGCGCTATCTGCTGTGGAAGGACGGCAAGTATATCAACCTTGGTGGCGCTATACCCGAGATAGATGCACAGGTGGCTTTGGACGGAGAGTTCTACATTGATCAAGGCAGCACTATTGTGAAGATGGTTACAGCGGGCTCCATCGCCGACTACAGCACGCTGCATTTTACCATCAGCGACCCTGCGGCTCCTGCCTATTGGAACAGCATGGACGGGTCTTATAAGGGAAAGAAGAAGACACTCGCGGCTAAGGAGACACTACAGAGGGGCAAGACATATCGGTTCTTCAACTATTCCAAATATGACGTGTATATCCGTCTTGACGTTTCCGGGCAGTTTGCGTATGAGTACGTCCTGCGTAAGAACGCTTATAAGGATATAAAGATACCAATGAACACCTCTGCGCTCTATTACAGAAGCAACGCCAGCCATTCCAATGGAGAGACTTTCTTCTGTAACGTGAAGGTGTACGCCAACAGCGTTGATGGCAAGACGGGCATTGCGCCCGACAATACAAGCGACAACCTACAGGCTATCATGGGAGCGGCTAACAAGTTCCTCTCCGATGCGATGAAGGATGCTGGCAAGTTCGTGCTTCCCTTCTTTGCGCGCGTAGGCTTGCGTCTCTTCGATGGCTCGATAACCCATCTGTCCTGCCCAGCCTTGCTCACCCCTAACTCAGGGTGCGCACCCTACTTCCTTGTACAAGGCTCCAATGCAGGCGAATACCCGAGCAATGTGTTTGGTTGCCGCTGTCGTCTTCAGTTCTATCTGTCCGATACTGACGTGCAGAACCTCAACGCCTGGAAGGACTTGATACAGTCCGTCGTTGTGGCGGTCACTCCTGCCATTTACCGCTACAATGAGGGCTATACGTTCGATAAGGACAAGACCAAGTTGGAGAGTAATACCATCTACATAGACGGGGAGTATGCTTCTGGGCTGACTGATGACCCATTTACGGCATCTAAGATAGCCTCGCTTGGCCAGGCAATGACCTACGAGGTGTCTAACGAAGCCCCGTCAGCAGGTGGATGGTATGACAGCAGCGTGATGCTGGACTTGTCCAAAGGTGACGTGCTGACGCACGGAAGCAGTGAACCAGGTGATATTATCATCTTCAAGAAGGAGGCGAACGGCAACATCGTGCGCAAGGACTACATCAGCACGGCAGAGAGCAAGCGTACATACACGGTGGAAGAGGATGGAACGTATTGCGTAGGTGGGGAAGATATGTATGGCAACCTCAGCAAAGGTTCGTTCTACGTCACCAAGGCGCAATATGCGGGCTATCTCAAGCAGCCCATCGGTGGGCTTCTTGCGCGCTCAGGAGAGTTTAAGTCGGATGGTGCGTATCTCATGCAGATAGCGCTCCCACGCTTCGATGACAAGACAACAAGGAGCAATATAGTTGAACAGAGTAACTTCCACGTTATAGGTGAGTACCCCATTGAGGAGATTAAGGCTGGGTGGACAACCGTAGATACTGAGGGTAAGGACTTGTTCAGCATACCGAGTCTTGAGCGCGTTGAGGACGATAACCACTCCCACAATAAGTTGGCCGCGTCTGTCTTGTTCTCGTATAACTCCAAGCTTCACCTTGCGGATGTGACAGAGCGCGTCTGGGGAGGTTCTGTGCTTGAGCTGATGACGGGGTATGCCGAGGATAGGGGCAGGAATGAGGAAGCGGACATCTGGACTCACGCTGCGCGCGTGGTGGTGTCTCTTGTCAAGAACGGCATGGCTGTATATGCGGATAGCGGCTGGGGCGACGAGATAGCGGGCTTGGATGTAGCATGGCTCTTCTACCCAGACGCTGATGCGCGTGAGGCGGTAGTCTATACGCGCACACCGCTTGGAGACGGATCCTACGTTTATGACAAATGCAAGCTGCCTCTTACTGCCCACAAGTTCCTGGAGGGCGCGTATTGGTTCAATGACTACAATAGCCCTGCCTACGAGTCCTGCACCGAGGAGGAGGCAACGGCAAGCGTGGCAGATAACTCGCTTCATCTGCCAAACAAGTTGTACGTGTCAGAGACAGACAATCCAGTGCTGTTTCCCACCACACAGCGTATAAGCGTAGGAAACGGCACTATCCTCGCGCTTGCCACAACGGCTGTGGCATTCTCGCAGAACACCTACGGCCGTAATGCTGTGCAGGCGTTCTGCACAGATGGCATCTGGGAACTTGAGGTGGCCGATACGGGGCGCTATCTCTGCAAGAACCCGACAAGCCGTGATGTGTTGACTAACGTCTCCTCTGTCACCATGCTTGACGGCTCTGTGGCGTTCGTCACGGCATCTGGTCTGAAGATGCTGAGCGGGCAGGGCGTGCGGTCAGTGGGAGACGAACTTAACGGCTTCAACGTATCAGAGAGCAACCCCGACATACAGCCCGCGGTGCAGTCCATTGCTACAGAGTTCAGCGGTACGGCACCCTCAGTACAGGATGAGAAGGTGTTTGTGGAGCGGTTGCAGACAGCACGTATAGCCTACGACTACCCACGTAATCTCCTGCATGTGTTCATAGACGGTGAGAAGTGGCACTACGTGATGGATGTGAAGTCGGGTGAGTGGGCAATGCAGACGCTTCCCTTCTCTGTTGCAAGCATCGTGTCTGACTACCCAAGCATGCTTATGCAGGGTGGTGATGCTACACTCTACGGGTATGAGGACGTTACGAGCACGCAGAAGCAGCTGGAGGAGCACAGCATAGGCTACGCACTCACAAGGCCGCTGTCCTTGGATGACCCGACTGCGCGTAAGATGATATATGACCTACGCACGCTCGCGCAGAAGACAAGTGCAACGAGCGTGCTGCGTGTGGCAGTCTTCGCAAGCAATGACCGTGTGAACTGGTATAGGCTCACCTCGCTCAAGGCTTTCTCGGCGAAGTGGTATCGCATACTTGTGGTCACTAACTTCAACGAGCTGGACGCGCTGAACGGTGTTGTTCTTCAGTACGTGGAGCGCTTCGGTGACAAGATGCACTGACAGTAGGGCGGGATAGGCTACAGTTCTATCTCGCCCTTCACATAGTCCAGTATCTTCCTGTTTGCCACATCCAGCTTCTTGTAGTCGTTGTTGATATAAAACATGTTTGCGTTCCTCGTCTGATAGGAATGCGACAGCCCCATTGCTATAACGTGGTCTGGTATGTCGAGGTCGAAGGCCAGCGTAGCCCATGTGTGCCTCGCGTAGTAGGTGGTCAGCTCTGGACTTATAAGAGACAGCCTTTTATTCATCAATCCAATAAATGAGTCATACGATTTGTGGCTTAAGGCCTTACCGATAAGTCGCTCTCCTTTGCGCAGTCTTTTTATCAGCTCAAGAGCCTCTGGCTCCAGTTTAATTGATATGCGCGTATTGGTCTTTGCTCTGTACGTTTCGATGCGGCCATTGATTATGTCTTTGTCTGTAAGTCTAACAAGGTCTTTTAGATTTAGCCCACACAAACAAAACATGAGCTTGAAGATGTCAAGCGCCATAGCCACCTTTGCCACGGATGTTGGTCTTGATATATTAAGGTCCCGCACGCGTGTATTCCATATTATACGGAAATCATCGATAAGGATGTTTCGGTGGACAACGGAATAACTTGTCTTCAACTTCTTGCTTTTGAATGGGTTTTCGGTTGGGTGGCATAACCTTTTTTGGACTGCATAGTTATACACCGTTCGCAGCTGTTGCAGATATAGCGAGATGGTCGTGTCACGTAGCCCCTCTTTGCGCATTCCCTCATAGAACTTTTCCACATATTTAGTGTCCACAAGGTCGGGTGGCATTGCTTTAGTGCCTGGAATGAGGGAAAGAAGCTTCTTGTATGCGGTCATATATCTTCGCTTTGTTTTTTCGGTAGAGCCAGAGTTATCGGCAACCTCTTTGAACAGGCTTTCCAGTGTACGTATCTCTTCGGGTTGCTCTTCTCCCTTTAGCAGGATTAGTATCTTGTCACGCAGTACTCTTGCACTGATGTTTGTGCGAAGCCCACACTCCTTTTCAAACGCAAGTTCGCATTTTGCCAATATGTTGGCAATCCTTTGGTTTAATATTTTGGGTGGATGCGTAAGGCGTGGAGCATCTTTCCCCGCATATACTTTTCCATTCTTCCAGCATGAGGGAGGCACACTAATTCCGAGTGAGAGATACGCTACTTCGTTCTTATTTCTCACGGCTAACTTTAACGGCGCGCTGCCATTCTTGTTAATCACTCTTGCGTCTAAGTATAGTTTTATGGTTGCCATATCAAGGTATAAGAAAATGAGCATGTATTTATGCACGGTTTTGAGCACGGTTTACCCCAATTTTCGTGCAATAGCGCATGGATTTATTGCTATCTTTTATTATGTTTTCTCATCTTTTATTATGTTTTCTCATTCTTTATCTTATTGAGGTTTATGCTGTTGTGTGCGCATTGTGCTGCTGCTCAGTGAGTTTTTAAGTTTGTTGCCGCTTTTGGCATACAGTCCCGCTACAAAGGTGTGCATAACACCTTGTAACTCTTTGTTATATAACTCTTTATGTGATTATTCTAATTTCGTTGTTGCACGGTTTTGAGCATTGTTTTGCTTTTTGCGCACGTGTCTATATGTCGTCATCTTCTCCTGCAATCTTTACGGGGCCATAGCTAAGAACCAAGTATATCTTGCCGTCACTCCTCATTATACAGCCCTCGATCTGCGGATTGTCCTCCTCGTCATACATTGTAAATGACCCATCGTTTTCTTTGATGGGGTAGTAGTTTGGCTTTTTTGCTACATATTTTTCGTAAAGTTCGTTTAGCCCTTGCCGCGCCTTACGTAGGTTTCCTTCTTTATTCGCGCTGCCCATTGCGCATGTGAAGGATGCACAATGTAAACAACGGCCAACTGTTGTTTGTTTGAAAAAGAAAGCCGCAGCGCTAAAATATCTACCCGCGAAGTTTACATCTGGGTATATGAGGAGGCCTTTTTCAAGTTGCTCGCTTTCCACTCCATCATTGAACCTTCTGTCCAGGATGATTTTGCATTTGTCGTAGGGCATGCCAAATGACACACCCGCAAATTGCTGTGCGTGTAGGCTGATGCTCATGGTGAGCACCATTATAATGATAAGCAGCTTCTTCATATTTATGCTATTTCCGTTTACCAATACTGAGGGCTATAGGTTGTCCAGCCATCTCTTTCCGCTCTTTGTGTGGAGCCAAATCGCGAAGGCTATGCCTATAACGGTGATGAGTGTGTAGGTGAATAGTGCCATGTTATTTACGCATTATATTGTTTGCCAAATACGCGAGTACTATTGTGGAGACTAACCCCATTGCTATAGCAATCGCGTTATAGGTGTTGTACTCTTTGGTGTCTTCGTTGATGAGCGGGGCATCGTTACTCAGAACCATTATGGTGAAGCAGGCCAGGGCAAGGTTGTAGAGGAACTTGCTCAGGGCTGTCCTGCGTTCGCTGTCATGCTTCTCCTGTTTCTCCCGTCTCATACGCTTCTCTGCAAAGTTAGACATTTTTATACTATCTCCGTTGTGCTGTGCGTGTTATTTATTGTCGGTCGGGAGGCAAGGTCTTTGAGGGCGGTGATGTAGGAGTTGTAGAGTTCTTCCTTCTTCGTCCTCTCCACCTTGTAGGTCTGAAGCAGCTTGTTGTAGGCCTCTCGGAAGTCATCGCGGTTTTTGATGAGCTGCTTGATACGGCTGTTGTCCTCCTCCTTCATCTCAGATATGATGTCCTTCATGCGGCAGATGCTCTCTGCGAGTTTGTCGGCACTTCCTGCCATTCTGTCCACCATCTTATGCACGGACTCCAGGCGCTTGTCGGCATGTCGCATAAGGCGTGAGTTGACGTGTATCATAAGCAGTACGGACAGCAGGAAGAACGTACCGAAGATGATATAAAACTTCGCTTCCATAGTTATTGTTGTTTAGATAGTAAGGCTATCAGTTTATCTATCTGTTGGTCTTTCTTGGCATTTGCCTCGACCAGTATCTCTACAAGTCTCTGCGCGTCCTGCACTGCGCTGATGCTGCCATTGTTTGTACCCGATACAACGCCGCTATTGTTGCGCACGTGTAGCTCGCTACTCTCGTTGGTGATGGTAGCGGCATCGTTTGGGTAAAACCTTGACATAGGCACACCAAGAACGTTTGCAATCTTCTCAAGAAAGCCTGTTTTTATGTCCGCAACATTAAGCGCTTGCGACATACTTTGAGTTGACATTCCTAATCGCCTTGCGATTTCCGCTTGCGAAATACCGCAAGTAGATAGTTTGTCCTTTAATTCCTTTCCAGTCATAGAAGTATTGACGCGTAAAGTTAAAACTTGTTAATTAACTCGTAAAATCCATGAAAACATTTGTATTGTTCCTATGAAAGTATTTATCTTTGCGGCATCAGTTGCTCAGACATCTGCCGCCTCAACCGCAAAGTTAAGGAAAAAGATGGTAAAACATGATAAAAACGGATAAAAGTTAATAAAAGATAGGAAAAAGATATGATGGAGAACAGGCCACACGAGGAGCAAAACATCTCGCGGAGATATGAGGGAGACCGCCTAAAGGCTGGACAGAATCTCCCGCATGAATATGGTGACCGACTACACGAAGAGCAGGATCCTCCTGAGACAGATGAAGGAACGAACTCGGAGTTGTACGTATCGGGTACGAATAGTTAATTGCACTTGTATATACGAGTGCTTGTTCTTATAACTTCTCATCTTTATAAATCGTTGGTTCGACAAAGGTATTAAAAAAGTTTGGTTGCGCAGGTGAATTTTTCATTTAACTAAATTGTTGGTAGCTTTTTTTTATTATGAGTGTTCCTGCGTAGCCAACTTTTTGAGATACAGAAGATAGTAAAAGTTGATAAAAGATAAGAAAAGACGATAAAAGATAGTAAAAGATAAGAAAAAAATATAGAAGAGCTGGCCGTGCAAGAATGCTTGTTAATAGACTAGTTTTGGCGTATCACCTTTTAGATTTAATACTCTGGTACGCGCGGCTGGCTCTTCTTAATTGAAGATGTGATATGACAGAAGAGAGGACTAAGAGAAAGCGTTACCAGGCAATTCCTGTGAAGCCCTACGGCTTCATCACTGCCTTGGCACGCGAGATTGGCAAGCCCTACAGCCGAATGACGGTATCGAGAGCGATTGCTGGGGAGTTCAGCGAGTTCAGCCCCTATCTTGGCAACTTCCTTGCCATCCGCGAGAAGGCTTGTGAGATGCTTGGCATTGAGAACCCAGACAAGAAGGAGGACGAATGAAGCAGTCGGTGAAGCTGGTTTATGGGCGGGGTAGAAGGGACAGCCTCGTTAAGGCCACTGCCGTGCTGATGGAGATGCACCTGGCCTTTTACTACAGCAAGGATTTCATTCGGGTGAAGACGAGAAAGCCCGAGCTTGCCAACTGCATCAGCGAGGAGTTCAAGAAACTCAATCTGAAGGTGCATGTGAAAATCTACGAGGATTAACAACTTAAAAGAATCAAGATATGAATAAGAGAACAAAGAATTTTATCACTACGACACTGGGAGTCGTGGTGCTGGTATTCCTCCTTGGAGTGGTCGGAACGCTTGAGCAGCGGTGCGACCGCAGGGAATACGTGTTGCGCGGTATGGACGAGAATACCTATTTCGCTATCAAGCAGCATGTGAGTGACAGCATAGGCCGAATGGCTACACGCTCAGAAGTAGCCGACTACTACATACAGAAGGAGGGCTTATGAGACGGAGGGAATACCACGAGATAGACGCGGATATGTCCTACAGGATAGGAGAAGCCGCTGAGTTGTTGGGCATAAGTGCCAACACGCTGCGTAAGGATGCCAGGAGTGGTATAGTAGATTTCCTTACCAGCCCGAAAGGCCACATGCTGTTCCTTGGCGCCGCTCTTATACGCTACCGCAAGTTTTGCTTATAATCCATAATACTACTTAAAATGAAGATTACACTCGAATTTAGCACTGGGCAGGAATTGGACTGCCGCATGCTTGAAGGCGCGATGACAGCCATGTCGCGCTGTCTGTTGAACCATCTTAGCAGTGAAGACGTGACGAGCGAGCCAGCGGCTGAGGGCGATGCTCTTGAAGAGGTGAGCGCGGAAGCTGTTGCACCCGTAGAAGAGAAGCCCTTAGTGGTTCAGCCCAAGGCACGCAAGCCACGTAAGAGCACTAAGACGGAGAGGAAGGAGGCCGAGCCAGCCCTGTCTGCCGAGTCCCCCGCTGATAGCGAGGGAAAAGGTGAAGCCCCGCAGACCGAGCAGGAGCAGTCCGACCTGCCCTTTGCTGAAGGAGAGGAGAACAAGCCAGAGCCAAAGCCCGAAACCGCGCCAGTGCCACAGCCAGAGCCCGCACCACAGCCTACTGTGCCTACCATGACAGCCGCTGAGTTCCGTCAGAAGCTTGTGGAGCTGAGAGCGCAGCTTGGTGTGGAAATGGAGACTCCCCAAGCATTACAGCTGTCGCGTACCATAAGCGCACGCTGCAACCATCTGTACGGCACTACCAAGCCGAGCACTCTGCCTGGAGATAAGTTGTATGAGTTTGTCCATAACGAGATGATGAACCTCACATGGAACGCAGACCATACGGATTTTGAAGGCCCTATACCATTCTAAGTTATGTCGGCTACAGGACACGCGCTGCTTTCACCGAGCAGCAGCCATAGATGGATAAACTGCACTCCCTCTGCCAGGCTGGAGGAGAGAGTGCCAGACAAGGGAAGCGTATATGCCGAAGAAGGATCCTGCGCGCATGCCTTGTGCGAGTCCAAGCTTCTGCACTATCTCAACGTGGAGACAGGCGGTAAGTACGAGCAGGCTTTGAAAGCCGCGAGGGATGAGTTCGAGCAAGGTCGCGAGAAGTACTCTACCGATGAGATGAAGGAAGCGACCGACCTCTACGTGAGTGTGGTGTGGGAAAAGTACAGGGACGCGCTGAAGAGTACCGCTGATGCCCAGCTGTTCGTGGAGAAGCGGCTTGACTTTACCAAGTATATCCCCGACTCCTTCGGCACGGCTGATGCCATCATCATAGCCGATGGGATGATGGAGGTGATAGACTTCAAGTATGGCAAAGGTGTGGAGGTGAGCGCTACCGAAAACACACAGATGATGATATACGCGCTTGGCGCGCTGGACGCTTACTCCTGGGAGTACGACATACGGTGTGTGCGCATGACCATCATACAGCCCCGCAAGCAGAACATAAGCGAATACGAGCTGTCGGTGGAGGAACTGGCCAAGTGGCAGGAGGAGAAGCTTACGCCCGCTGCCCGCAAGGCCAACAAGGGCGAGGGCGAGCAGAAGCCAGGTGAGTGGTGCAGGTTCTGCAAGGTGCAGGCTCAGTGTGCCAAGCTGGCCGAGCAAGCCCTATCGGTACACTCCGAGCACAAGGACAAGGGCTTGATAACTGCCGAGCAGATGCCCGCTATCCTGGAGGTGATACCCACCATCAAGAAGTGGTGCACTGCTGTAGAGGAGTATGCGCTTGCTAAGGCAATAGAGGGAACAAAGTATAAGGGCTGGAAAGTGGTGGAAGGTAAAAGCAACCGTACCATTATCAACCAAAATCTTCTTATCGAGCGACTGCTGGAGGCTGGTGCTACAGACATATACAAGCCGCAGGAGTTGAAGGGTATAGGAGAACTGGAAAAGATGGTGGGTAAAAAAAAGTTCACCGCGATGTCACCCAATTGCGTTGTTAAGCCTAAAGGTAAACCTACGCTTGCTCCTTCATCGGATGACAGAGAGGAGTGCAATGACTACAGCAGCGCGCAGAAGGATTTTGAGAAGATTGAGATAGACGAGTAAACAAGATTATTAACGATTAAACGAGTAAACAAGATGGCAACAAAAGCAATTTCTTTAGTTATCGGCGAGGTACGCTTCAGTTACCTCCATGTGTTTGAGCCTTGGGCGGCAGAGGAAGGAGCCAACAAGAACTACACGGCAACATTGCTCATCCCGAAGGACAACGCGCAGCTGAACGCACTTATAGACAAGGCTATCAAGCAGGCATACGAGTCAGCAGTCACTGAGATATGGGGCGGCAAGCGTCCTCCTCTGAAGAACGTGACCCCTCTGCATGACGGTGACGAGCCTAAGAATGACGGCACAGACAGAGGAGAAGCCTACGAGAACCACTGGTTCCTCAACTCTAAGGGCAAGAGCCAGCCAGGCATCATAGACCGCAACAAGCAGCCCATACTTAACCCTGACGAGATGTATAGCGGCTGCTACGGCTACGCGAGCATCGCCTTCAGAGGTTACCTCAACAACGGCAAGATGGGCATCAGCGTGTATCTGAACAATCTGATGAAGTCAAGAGACGGTGAGCCTCTGGGTAATGCCAAGACGGATGCCGCCGCAGACTTCGCAGGGGTGAACATACCCGCCTACGATGACGATTTATAAGGAGTAGTCCCAGTAACTCCCTCCCGCGCCACGGATGGTCTTATCTTGATGTCTGGGTGTTCGACTCACCCCGCGGGAGCAAGACTCTTTAATGTACATTGTTTTAGATTCATTACTATTTTTACTTAGGTAGGCAATCCCGTGAGGGCAAGCCTGCCTCGCACATTGGAAATTTCTTTTTATAGACAATGGAGGCCAAGCCCACTGTCCGCGAGGATATAGAGCTGGCCACACGGGGCTGACTGGTCAGTCAAAGCAGGATTGGAGCACTCCTTTGTGGTTGCGAGTGCGGCGTATGGCCTGCTTCTGTGGTTCGATTCCACAGAGCCTCACATGACTTCATTACTGATAGATATAGAGACATACTCGGACGTGGACTTGAGTGCCTGCGGTCTGTATAAGTACGTGGAGAGTGACAACTTCAAGGTATTGCTCTTCAGCTACAGCATAGACGGCACTCCCGCTGAGATAGTTGACTTCGAGGCTGGCGAGGAGTTGCCTGCCGAGGTCAGGCACGCGCTGCTTGACCCCTCAGTAAAGAAGTTGGCACATAACATGTCGTTCGAGATAGTGTGCCTCAGCAAGCACTTCGGTCAGAAGATGGACGAGACGCAGTGGTACGACACCATGATCATGGGCGCGTACCTTGGCCTGCCCCTTGCCCTTGGCCAGCTGGGAGAAGTCCTTGGGCTGGCAGAGGACAAGCAGAAGATGAGAGAAGGCAAGGCGCTCATCACGTTCTTCTGCAAGCCCTATAAAGGTGCGAGGAGGACACGTGAGCAACACAAGGAGCGCTGGGAACTCTTCAAGCAGTACTGCCGCCGTGATGTAGATAGCGAGGTGGAGATAGGCCGCAGGCTTGTGGATAAAGCTTGGCAACCACGTTGGGAGCGTGAGGTGCAGCTGCTTGACTTCCGTATCAACCAGCGCGGTGTGGCTGTGGATGCTACACTAGCACGTAACGCCTTGCGCTTCTGGGAACGATGCTCTGCGGAGCTTAGCGAGGAAGCAAAGAAGATAACAGGCCTTGAGAACCCAAGTAGCATCGCCCAGTTGCGGCCTTGGCTTGCCAGTTGGGGAGTGAAGACAGAAGCCCTTGACAAGTCTGTTGTGAAGGAGTTGCTTAAGAACCCCTATCTGCCCGAACGAGTACGCAGGATGCTGGAGATACGGCTTGACCTTGGCAAGACAAGTGTGAAGAAGTACGAGACCATGCTTCAGTGGCGTTGCAAGGACGGTCGCGCCCACGGCCTCACGCAGTACTACGGCACCTTTACAGGGCGCTTCAGCGGACGGGGTGTGCAGACACAGAACCTGCCGCAGAACCACCTCAGTGACCTTAGCCTTGCGCGTGAGATACTGCGAGGCGGTGACTACGAGATGATGTCTCTCTGCTACGACAGCATACCCGATACCCTGTCACAGCTCATAAGGACAGCCTTCATCCCCTCAGAGGGAGGAGTGCTGCACGTGTGTGACTTCTCAGCCATCGAGGCGAGAGTAACGGCATGGGTGAGCGGTGAGCAGTGGGTGCTGGACACCTTTGCCAAGGGAGGAGACATCTACTGCGTGACAGCCAGCAGGATGTTCGGCGTGGAGGTTACCAAGCATGGCCCCCATGGAGACCTCAGACAGCCAGGCAAGGTGGCCGTGCTTGCCTGCGGTTATGGCGGTGGCCCCGCTGCCTTCGACAGTATGGCAAGGAACTACGGACTGAACTTCACTGACAAGGAGAAGGAAACCTACGTGCGCCAGTGGAGACGCGCTAACCCTCACACCGTAAACCTGTGGAGTGTGGTGGAGCGTGCAGCCATTGCAGCCATACAGACGGGACGCGTGATAGCCATCAACAGAGGCATACGTATGCAGAAGCAGTACGGCATGCTGTTCGTCACCCTGCCCAGCGGCAGGCGCATTGCCTACCCGAGAGTGGATGCTACAGAGACCTTCAAGGGCATGCGTATCACCTACGAGCGTCAGAACCAGACAACGAAGAAGTGGGAGACCGCAGACACTTGGGGAGGCAAGCTTGTGGAGAACATCGTGCAGGCAATCGCGCGTGACATCCTCTGCCACGTGATGCTCAAGGCCGAGAAGCAGGGGCATAAGATAGTGTTCCACGTACATGACGAGATAATCGTGGACTCACAGCGCCCCAACGCGCTTGCAGAGATAGAGGCTCTGTTCGCAGAACCGATAGACTGGTGCCCTGGACTGCCGCTTAAAGGCGCAGGCTATACGACACCCTACTATATGAAGGACTAAGATTTATACACGATATAATGGCAGACCGACAAATATATATAGCCACAGCGCCCAAGCGAACCGCAACGCGCTGGAGCAATAAACAGACGCACTGGAAGAAGCTGGTGAAGCGTTGCTCACAGACCGCCCAGACAGGCGAGAGCCTTGCGGAGTACAAGGCAATGAGCAAGCCCGACCAAAGTCAGCGTAAGGACGTGGGAGGCTTCGTGGGTGGCTACCTCATAGAAGGGCAACGCAGGAAAGGCAGCGTGAAGTTCCGCGATGTGCTAACGCTGGACATAGACTACGCGAAGGCCGATACCTGGGAGCAGTACTGTCTGTTGTACGGCAATGAGGCGTTTGTGTATGGAACGCACACCTACACACCCGAAGCACCCCGCATGAGGCTTGTGGTACTGCTGAGCCGCAGCGTGACAAGCGAGGAGTACGAGGCCGTAGGCAGAGCGCTGGCCGCACGGATAGGCATAGACCTCTTCGATGATACAACCTACGAGGCCGAGCGGCTGATGTACTGGCCGAGCAGCCCCCGTGATGTAGAGTATTACTTCAAGCATACAGAGGGTGAAGCCCTGGATCCTGACGAGGTGCTTGCCACCTACCATAACTGGCGCGATGTGAGCGAGTGGCCTTACAGCAGCCGCGTAGCCGCCTGCATACACACCTCCTCCAAGAAGCAGGGAGACCCGACAGAGAAGAAGGGTATCGTGGGCGCGTTCTGCCGCTGCTACAACATACACGAGGCCATAGCGACCTTCCTGTCTGACGTATATGAGCAATGCGGGGACACAGAGCGCTACACCTATACACAGGGAAGCGTAGCAGCTGGACTGGTGGTATATGAGGGAGGCCTGTTTGCCTACAGCCATAACGCCACCGACCCCTGCTCGCAGCATCTGGTCAATTCCTTTGACCTTGTGAGGCTGCATAAATTCGGCAAGGATGACGAGCACGCCCAAGAGGGTACTTCCATCACCTCGCTTCCCTCCTACAAGAAGATGAGCGAGTTTGCCGCCTCGGACGCTCAGGTGCGCCTCGCGCTGATGGAGGAGCGCAACGCCTCGGCCGAAGGAGACTTCAAGAATGTAGGGGCAGGCGCGGAGGATGAAGGATGGGTGAAACTCATGGACTTCACAAGGGCGGGGCTTGTGGCAAGCACCATCAAGAACATACGCCTTGTGCTGGAGAATGGCCAGTGCTTCAAGGGCAAGCTTTGGAGGAACGACTTTAGCGGCATGGACTGCTACGAAGGCAAGCTGCCTTGGACGGTTGGACGGCCACTCGGCATCTGGACGAACTCGGACGACTGCTGCCTGCGCTGCTTCCTGGAGGAGCGGTATGGCATTACGGGTAAAGACCGCATAACAGACGCGCTGACAGCTGTCTTCAACAGCAGGAGGAAGCATCCCGTGAGAGAGTATCTGAACGGCCTGCACTGGGACGGTACAGAGCGCCTTGACACCCTGCTGATAGACTTCCTCGGCGCAAGAGACACAGAACTGACAAGAGCGCAGACACGCAAGCAGTTCACTGCCGCTGTGGCACGCGCGACAAGACCAGGCTGTAAGTACGACTACACGCTGGTCATCACAGGACCCGAAGGTATAGGCAAGAGCACCCTGCTGGCAAGGATGGGCGGTGAGTGGTTCAGTGACAGTGTGGTGACGGTGGAAGGCAAGGAAGGCATGGCAAGCCTGCGCAAGGCCTGGCTCATAGAGTTGGGCGAGCTGGCAGGCATCAAGCGCAGTGAGGTGGAGGCTGTGAAGCAGTACCTCTCACGCAGCGTTGACAAGTACAGACCCGCCTACGGACGCAGAGAAGAGGAGTACCCGAGGCAGTGCGTGTTCTTCGGCACAACCAACGAGACGAACTTCCTCAAGGGCGCAAACGGTAACAGACGCTTCTGGGTAGTGGAGGCTGGCGTAGAGGTGCCGACCAAGACGATATGGACAGAACTTAACAGCGAATATAGAGACCAAGTATGGGCAGAAGCCAAGACGCGATACGAGCAAGGAGAGCCGCTGTTCCTGTCCCGAGACCTGGAGATGCAGGCGCGTAAGATGCAGAAGGAGTTTAACGACGTTGCCAAGGATGAGCGCATAGGACTCATACAGCGATACCTCGACACGCCACTTCCTGCCGACTGGGAGACAAGAAGCCTGGAGAGACGCAGAGCCTACTTCAAGCAGACAGACCCGCTTGAGGCCGAGGGGGTTCTCACCCGCACGGAGGTTAGCACGGTGGAGATATTATACGAGCTGTTCGGTGAGTCGTTGGACGAGAAGTTGCGCTATAAGTCCCGAGAGATAAACGCGCTCTTCGAGTGGATTCCAGGCTGGGAGAAAGGAGATAGAAAGATAATATCTGGCTACGGCAGGCAGCGCCTATGGGTGCGCAGCAGTCAGGACGAGATACTAACGGATGATGACTTATGAGAAGGATAGACGAGATAGCAGGCCACTCTCTGCTGAGCGAAAAAGCGTTGGAGGCCTACCTGGTGAAACGGGTGAAGATGCTCGGTGGCGTCGCCCTCAAGTACAGCAACCCGACATGCACAGGCTTCCCCGACAGACTGCTTCTCCTGCCAGGCGGCAGGGCAGCATGGTGCGAGCTGAAGTCCAGAGGCAAGAAGCCGAGGGCGGTACAGCAAGCGAGGATCCAGCAGCTGCACAAGCTTGGGCAGGCCGTGTATGTGGTGAGTTCAAGAGACGAGATAGAGAGGATGATAGATAATGTTTAACTAAAAATATAAGAGAAGCTATGAAAACTTATGTAGGAACAAAAACGGTAAAGGCCATGCCGATGAACGAATTGGCCGCAGTAGAGAAAGGTTACGCCCGCAAGAACGAGGACAACCACGAATGGCGTGAAGGCTATCATGTGCAGTACACCAACCCAGACGGTAGCATCTACGACTCTTGGTCTCCAAAGTCTGTTTTTGAGAAAGCCTATAGAGTTGCTGAGGCTCCTGCTGACCATATTAAGATTCAGCTTGAAGAATTGAATACGCGCTTTGCGAAGGGAATGGAGTTTTTGGCAAACGAAGGTTATGCCCTCATACACCCCACGAAGGCACTTCTTTCAGCACAGGTTGAAACAGAGAGGGAGTATTCCTATCTGTTGAATGATAGACTCGAACGGATGTCTGATGGGAAGGAATCTCTCAACAACTATGACTTCGGTACGGCTATCAAGTTCCTTAAAGCGGGTGGTGCTATCCGTAGAGCTGGCTGGAATGGCAAGGGTATGTTTGTTATTAAGCAAGTTCCCGCTCATATTATAAGCGAGACCATCCCTAATATGCAGTCGCTGCCTCAGATTGCGAAGGACATCCTGATGAAGCGTCAGAAACCATGCCTGAAATACATAAACCAGATGCTCATCATTAACCAAGACGGACGCGCTGATTCATGGGTTCCATCGTCCAGCGATGTATTTGCGGAGGACTGGGAACTGGTTACAGAGTAATAAGGATTCTAAAAATAAAGAAATGACGATGGGAATTTGTATTGCATTTATCGCTGTGGCGCTTATAGCGGGTGTCGCAGGAGCCAACTACGGCTACACGAGGGGAGAACAGGAGACCAACGCGCGCTGGACGGCACACCTCTCCGACAAGGAGGAAGAGATTGTGCTGCTTCAGAAAGAGTTGAAGGAGACACGCGCCGCAATGCGTATTCTTAGTGAGAGGAAGGAGGGGAGAAATGAAACGGGACAACCAATCATATAGCTGCCACGATGACGAGTACACCAACGAGGCGCTTAACAGAGAGTATTACGACCGACCATGCACGATGAGCAGTCAGAGCGGGGGGTGCAAGGCATACGTGAGACGAGGCTTCAGCACCGCACGTACGCGGTCAAAGTATAGAGACGCTAACTGGATGGAGTGACAGACACCGTAACGAGACGATATGAACAACAAGGAATTTAACTGGGACGAGGTGATAAGCCTCGCGCACAAGACAGCCGTGGAGCACGGCTTCTGGGATGACACCCCAAACTACGAGCATCTGGCCATGCTCGTCATCACCGAACTCAGTGAGGCGATAGACGCGGACAGACACGACAGACACGCCGATACGGATGAATATGAGATGGGGTGTGCCTTCGTGGGTAAATATATAATAACCCTTGATGACCGTATCAAGGGACGCAAGACGGCATTCAAGGATTACATCAAGGACACCGTGGAGGACGAGCTGGCCGATGCCTGCATACGCCTCATGGACATGATGGGCTACTACAAGATTTCCTTCATTCGTGACAATACGTTTACTTCCGACCTTGACAAGCCGTTGTGCGAGTTCTGCTTCCGAGTAACAGAGGCTCTGATGGCTCCGCACGGAGAGATATACGCCTGCCAAAAGGCTCTAAACATGCTGCTTTCCTATGCCGAGCGCAACGGTATAGACATCGAGTGGCATATACACGAGAAAATGGCATACAACGGGCAGCGGCCACGGCTTAACGGAAAGATGTACTGAGACGCGAATTGGACGGAGTGACAACTAAACAAACCAAAGATATGAATAAGTATATCGGCCCAAGAGAGGTATGGGCACATCCTATGACGGAGTACGAGGCTATTGCGGCAGGCATACATCCCAAGTCAGAAGACGGGCATGTACTCAAAGCTGGCTACAAGATAACACAGCCTGTCCCAAACGGGAGAGTTCTTGAGTATTGGGTGGATGAAGACACGTTCAACCGCTGCTACACGCAATTCAATAGTTCGGAAGACAGACTGCGCGTAGAGATTACAGAAGTCCAGCGCCGTATCCAGTCGTGGATGCTTTTCGACGAGCCAGTTCCAAAGCCGAATGAGGAGAACCTGTGGAGATTACAGCATGATATGCTGCGCGCATACGTCAGAATCCTTGAGATGCGGCTTGAGATTATCAAGAGTGAGAAAGAAAGAGAAAATTAACAACTAAACAGAATTGAGATGAGTGGCTATGATGAATTTTGGTTGAAGCTTCAAACTAAAAACCCCAAAAAAGATATCGCAAAAGTGAAGATGCTGAGCGAGGATGTAGCACAGGCTATTGAAAAGGCATGCCAGACGGGCGGTATATACACGGACGAGCTCTTGGCTGGGCTGTCGCTGGGCATAGTGGCCAGTTTCGAGGTGGTCTCTCCTAACGACAGGAAGAAGATGGTGGAAGAGCTGTGCAGATTACTGCATGACGTAAGCAAGTTACTGGAGCCTGAAAAGAAAGAGAATACCGACAACTAAACAAGAACAAAAATGAGTAAGTACATTATCAAGATGAAAGATGGCAGTGAGCAGCATGTGATGCCTGCCGTTCACAACACGCTCAAGGATGCGCTGCTGACTCTCTCGCACTACCTTACAGGAGTAGCCGAAGATATGGATGATGACAGCATGGAAGACCCTTTCAACTACGCTATCGAGGAGGTGGATGAGAAGGAAAAAATTTCCGAAAGCAACCTTCCGTTTGAGGGTGTCGCAAGACTTGTAGAAGACATCAATCCAAAGCGCATTGAAGCGCAGCTTACCTTGAATAAGTTGGTTGCTATGGCCGAAGCCTGGAATAAGGAAGATGGATTCGTCCCCGATTTCTCGAATCCGAAACAAGCCAAGTGGTCTCCTTGGATTAGGTATGACCAGGATGCCGCGGGGTTCGTGTATGCGGGTACGTTTAGCATAACTGCGAATGCACGTGCGTATCTCAGTCCTCGGATTTGCTTTAAGACATCAAAGCGCGCGAAACAATTTTGTGAACAGTTCATCGACCTTTACAACAAGGTGTTCCTATAACAACTAAACAAGAATAGATATGAAAAAGTATGTCATCAAAAATGCGGATGGAAGCGAGCAGAATGTAATGCCTGCTGCCCACGATACCCGCAAGGAGGCAATGCTGACTATCTTGCGCTACGCAACCGAGAGTGTTGAAGACGGGAAGGATGATTGCAGCGTAGGACTTCTCGTAGATTACATGGTTGAAAAAGTAGAAGAGGATGACGCGTGCGAGTGTATTCCCGACTTTGTGAGCGCCATAGCGTTTCTACAAGCAAGAGACTTACTGCATAAGGAAATACGCCCATGTGATTTTTTGGGGAGCCTCAATCCGAAGCACTTTGAAGCTTTGGATGCGCTGAACAAGTTGTTCACAATCGCGCAGGCGTGGAATATTATGGACGGATTTGTACCTGATTTCTCGAATCGCGGGCAAGAAAAATGGTTCCCTTGGTTCACCTATGAGAAGGCTACTGAGAGGTTCGTCTTTTCGAGTACGGTTTACACGCCTGCGAGTGCGTTTGCAAATATAGGTTCTCGGCTTTGCTTTAAGACTCAGGAGCGAGCTGAACAATTTGGCAAGCAATTCGCCGACCTTTACAACAAGGTGTTCCTATAATGGTTAAACAGAATAGAGATATGGAAGAAGAGAGATATTACGAGTTTACGGGCGAAACCAAGAAGTTTTATAACCGCGTAGTACACCGTATCAGATGCACAAAGGACTTCCGCGATTACAAGGCAGGGGATGTCGGTGGTTGGATAGAAGACTACAAGAACCTAAGTGAACAGGCCTGGGTGGAGGATGAAGCAGTTGTATGTGAGTACGCAAAGGTAAAAGGATCCGCAATCATCAAGGAGACTGCGATGGTATTTGGCTTTGCAAAGGTCTGCGGAACGGCCACGATAAGCGGTAACGCTTATGTAGGCGACCATGCTTTCGTCATGGATGCAGAGGTAAGCGGTAACGCAGGTGTTGGCGACTGCACCGAGGTCAAGGGTAACTGCGTTGTCACAGACCACGCTGTTGTTAAAGACAACGCGGAAATAACAGACAATGCAAGGATAGAAGGCCATGCAAGGGTGACAGAATATGCCTGTGTAGGCATGGACGCACGTGTCTGTGACCATGCCAATTTAGGGGAGTGCGCTCATGTGGGCGGCTGTGCTTTGGTATGTGACCACGCCTGGCTTATGGGCAATACAATGGTGGACGGGTATGCCGTTGTAGGTGGCATGACATATTCTATGGGCGCTCTTTACGTTACAGACGAAGCAGAGGTCAGATGTGAGGGGCTTCCAGGGCCTAAAAAGGTGTTTATCCCTATAAAGGGAACCTTCCGTATATGCGGGGATGCGAAGGTGATAAGTAGCAGGGACTATGTGGTGTTCACCGATTGGCTCCATGAGGGGTACGAGATTGTTTGGACACGCAGCAACGACATGTGGCATTGCGACGGTCTTAGCATAAACAGCCCCTGCCCAGCAGAGGAGTTCATCAAGAAGGGCTACGAGAAGGGAGAGCTACACGGCAAGAACCGAGAGCTGCTCGTGAAGTATGTAGAAAGTATTAAGGAGCTTGGCTGATGGAGAACGAGAGAGCAAGCCTGTATGGACTTATCAATAGAATATGTGACACAATTCGGGGTTATAATAAAATTATGAAAGATAAAATTATGAAAGAAAATAGGCATTATGAGTTGACCGATGAGACCATTGAGTTTGACGGGCATACGCTGCACCGCATAAGATGTACAGAGGATTTCCCGAATATAACGAAAGGCACTCTGGGCGGTTTTGTTGAAAGCTATGAAAACCTACGCGACCACGCTTGGGTAGCTGACGAGGCTAAGGTTTATAATGGCGCAATTGTTAGAGACCACGCTTGGGTAGCTGACGAGGCTAAGGTTTATAATGGCGCAATTGTTAGCCAACGTGCGCGCGTTTCTGGCATGGCTTGCGTAAGCAATAGTGCGGTTATTGCCGAAAAAGCTACTGTTGAGGATTCTGCTTCTGTTCGTGGCTGGGTATGTATATGTGGTAGCGCTGCGATTTACGATTTTGCTGTTATAAGACAAAGAAATCCTCAGACCTTGGGCATAAGTGGTTGGGCCAAAATTGGCGGTGACGCGGTGATAGAATCCAACTACGACTATATTGTCTTTAAGAATTGGTGGACATCGGGTAGGTACTTTACATGGACACGCAGCAATGACATGTGGCGCGTTGGATGCTTCTATGGCACGGGCAAGGAGCTAATTGCTAAAGCCTACAAGGACAGCAATGTGAGCGGGAGAGAATATGAAAGAGTGGTAAAGTACGTAGAGCAGATTAAGAGAGACCGCAAGCCCTCTTTGTGGCAGAGAGTAAAGAAGATGCTAACGGGTAAGTGATATGGATAAAGAGAAGATAAGAAAGACCCTATTAGAACTTGGTTTCAAAACAGACTCGAACCGAGATAAATACTTCTTTATGGAAGTAGATTTGGAAGATTGGCCAGATTCGTTAGAGGACTCGGATGCTTACACAGAACTAACCGTTGAGATAGATAAGGGGTATTTCTCCTACCTAAACGTCCTCGAAAGATGGGACCACATTAAACCTGGTTTTCCAGATAAAAACATAATTTCCTATCGGGAGATAAAATACCGAGTACGTTTCAAAACAGAGGAATTTCTGTGGCAACTAATAAAGATGCACGGAACATGTAATCAAAGGAGGGTGCTAAAGCAACTACACGATGATATTGAAACTGAACTACAGGGACCGAAGCATTAAGTCCTACGCGATGCGCAAGCTTACACCCTTTGAGTGTTTCAGGCTGATGGGCGTGCGCGATGATGTGATACACACGATGCAGAGCACGAACGCACAGGCAGAGAAGCGTATAGCAGGCTTCAAACCAAAGGGCAAGAAGGACGAAATGGCGGTGTCAGCAGCACAGCAGCACAGCAGTACAGACAAGCAGGAAACAGCATTGTCGTTGATGTGCTTGCCTATATCTACGAGCAGCTGTGGTACCCTAAACACCGCGAACCAAGCGGACAGATGAGCCTCTTCCCAGACGAAGAGCTGCCCGAAATGCCAAACCACAGCAACGCTGGCAAGCAGATGGGCATGAAGGAGGGCAGCGGTACGCGCTCGTCCCTGCTGTGGCATGTAGCAGACGCGGTGGGAGTTTTGCGCCCTAAGTTCCTCTTGTGGGAGAACGTGGCGGCGCTGGTAAACAAGAACTTCCTTCCCGACTTCCAGGCGTGGCTCAATAAGTTGTGGCGGCTTGGCTACGTATCGAGGTGGCAGCGGCTCAACGCAAAGAACTACGGCGTGCCACAGAACAGAGACAGGGTATTCTGTCTGTCCATGCGGAGCGATGTGGCCTTTGACTTCCAGTTTCCAGAGACTATCGCCTTGGACAAGCGGTTGGAGGATGTGCTGCTGGACGAGGCAGAAGAGCGGTACTTCCTCAAGGACGATGCCGTGAGCAAGTTCTTCAAGGCAAACGATTCCGACAACGCCCTCTTCATGCAGTTCGACCTGCCGACGACACACGAGGCCGCAATGTTCATAAAGACCGTGCTTCAGATATTCATGGAACGCCACGATGGATGGGACAAGGGCGTAGAATGGAACGAAAAGGAGCTGAGCTATCATCGCCCTGCCATCGCCCATCTCTACGAAAAGTTCAAGGAGAACCCTAAGAAAATGGATGTAGAGTATTGGCGTGGTTTCTATAAGATGTTCAAGGAGAATATGAAGATGAAGAAGGATGAGAGTATGACTGACAAGTATTACATCGGCTGGGTGAGAGACAGCCATGGAAACGTGATCAAGAGACCACGCAAGGAGATAGCCAATACCCTTACAAGGTTTACGGGTAAAAACGGCTTCACCGAAGCAGACGGCTTATGTAATACTACGCCTTATATAATTATAGAATGTTAAAAGACTTGAATACAAAAATTCTACTTGACGAGGCATTAGCCCGTGCTTCGGCTCGACTGCGAAAGAAGATGCTTCACTCGTTTGAGTTGCTGCAAAAGGCAGAGAAGATTGCGCTCAACTATGATGCCGAGCAAGGCTATTACCTTGCGTTTAGCGGCGGCAAGGACTCGCAGGCTCTCTACCACATGGCGCAGTTAGCAGGAGTGAAATTTCAAGGCCACATGAATCTCACGAGCGTTGACCCTCCCGAAGTGATACGCTTCGTAAAGAGGAACTATCCAGAAGTTGAACTCATAAAGCCGAAGAAGAGCATCTTTCAGATTGCCATCGAAAAACGGATATTACCCACAAAGCGTGTGCGATGGTGTTGCGCCGAATACAAGGAGCTGGCAGGCGCTGGAAAGGTAACGCTCATCGGCATCCGCAAGGCAGAGAGTTCGCGCCGAGCCAAGCGCAACGAGGTTGAGACGAGCAACCGAAAGTTTAGTGGCGACCTCGACGAGCTGGAGAAGTACCGACAGGAACAGAAGGCTAAACGCCTGAGGCGAAAGTCGAAGAAGGAGGGAGTGAACATCACCAATGCTGACGAGGAACAGACATTAGGCTGCATCCACGGCAAAGAGACTCTACTTGTATCACCCATCATTTACTGGACGGAGCAAGACGTGTGGGAATTTCTCAACGATGTGGTGAAGGTACCGCACTGCTCCCTCTACGATGAAGGCTGGCACCGCATAGGCTGTATAAGTTGCCCAATGAGTTCATACAAGCAGAAAATGCTCGAAAACGCTCGCTATCCGCACGTCAAGCGAGGTTGGATAAGGGCTATTAAGGCCATCCGTAGGAATACTGGGTTCAAAGAGGAATATGTCTGGTGGAATATCCGCGAAGACAAGGTTCCTTCAAGCAACGTAAGAGGATTGCTCAGAAAAACAGATGCGGGCTACATCAAGCATCCCGACCCAGGGCATTGGACAGGGGGCAAAACGCCTCAATTCCTACCAAAAGGACATTTGGAGAGCGATACCAAACGATCGAATGGCACGAAATGTGGAGAGAGACAATCGGGGTTTTCATCCAGCTCCTCTTCTGACCGCTTGACAGAGGAGCAAGAAAACGAAATAGCGGAGAATATCTATGACTGGTGGATTTCGGGTAAATCATACAAACGATGGTATGCCGAGAAGTTCCAACAGATGAAATTCGACTTTGGGGAGGAATTATAGAATATGATTAACTTTATACACCACCGCGATGGCTACCCAAACACACATGTTTACTGTGATGGATGCCTGTGCATACTACACGAGTCTTTCATTGCAACGATGGACAGCAAGGAAGACATAGAACGCCACCTACGGCTACTCGGCTGGAAGGTAAGAAATGGCAAGCATTACTGCGAGCAATGCAAGTTGAAGTATGACAATAACAGCCAAAAAACATGATTAAAGAAGAAAAGATGTTTGCGGTGTTCTGCGATTGCTGCGGGACACGACTCACAGAAGATGACAGCATAACAGGCTGGACAGATATGGAGTCGGCTGAGTTCGTAGCACGCGAGTCAGGCTGGGAGAAGCAAGGAGAGTATTGGTACTGCCCAGATTGTTGCAAGCCTAACGAGGAGGAGGAAGATGAGCAAGAATAGAAAGAAGGAAGACGGCATCTTCTACGACTTCGCCACAGGCCGATGCTGGGAGCACAACGGCAAGTCCAAGCGCCTGCTGTGGACAGAGAACATGTTGCGGGAACTGAGAGCTAGGTTCCCCATCATGCACAGCGAGGAACTGGCTGGCATGCTACAGATGTGTAAGCGCACGCTGGAACGCAAGGCAAAGGAACTGGGTATAAAGAAGAACCCGCAATGGCTGGCAAAGAACAGAGAGGAGTGTAGGAGGATAGCTTACAGCTGCACGAGGAGGGGACTAAACCCTGGCTGTTATAAGAGCGGACACGTACCGACACACGGCTACAAGAAGGGCAGAGTGCTCAGCAAGGAAATAGAAGAAAAGCGAGTTGCCCATCTACGCGAAAGTCTGAGAAAACGAAAACGCAAACAAAAGGTAAATAAAGATGGAGTATCAGGAGAACAATCTGAAGAGTAGGGAGGAGCTTGCCAAGATGGCAATGGATATGATAGACGCTCATCTGTGCTACACTGGCAGCATACGCTCGGGAGCGAGTAAGGAAGAGGTACGCGCTAACGCGCGAGACTACTTCCGCAAGCGTGACGAGCTGATGGAAGCCTCACGCAGCATCCTCTTCAACGCTAAGTTGACGGAGAGATGAAAGCAGTCCTGCATGATTACCAGAAGCGCGCGGTTCGGTTTGTGGAAGACACGCCGCGCTGCGCGCTTCTGCTTGAGATGGGCTTGGGCAAGAGCCTTATAACGCTTACTGCCTTGGGCAGGATGCTTGCAGACATGGAGGTCAGCAAGGCGCTTGTCATCGCCCCACGTAAGGTGGCAGAATCCACATGGTCAGACGAGGTAGAGAAATGGGAGCATCTGTCGGGTCTGCGCGTGAGCCGCGTCATAGGCACAGAGAAGCAGCGCATAAAGGCTCTGGAGCAGGATGCCGACCTCTACGTGCTTGGCCGCGACTCCTGGGTGTGGCTGGTCAAGTACTACAACGCCAGCATGCCGTTTGACATGCTCATCATAGACGAGTTGACAAGCTTCAAGAGCAACACAAGCCAGCGCTTCAAGGCGATGCGGCTTGTGCGTAGCCAGTTCAGCCATATCATAGGGCTTACAGGCACGCCAGCCCCTAACGGCTACCTTGACCTCTGGGCAGAGGTGTTCTGCATAGACGGAGGCCAGCGCCTTGGCAAGTTCGTGACACGCTACAGGAGCAATTACTTCAACGTGACAACAAGTCCGCAGGGCTATCTGCTTAGGGCAACGCTGAAGGAAGGATCCAAGGAACAGATAGACGCGCTGCTGTCCGACATCTGCCTCACCATGCAGGCAGGAGACTATCTGACACTGCCAGAGAGGCAGGACATCGTGAAGAGAGTGCATCTGCCCGCCAGCATACTGAGCCGCTACCGCAAGTTCGAGCGTGAGATGGTGATGAGCATAAGCGACACAGAGGCTATCACTGCCGCGAGTGCCGCAGCCCTCATGGGTAAGCTGCTTCAGTATGCCAACGGCGCTGTCTATACAGACGAACACATGGTGGAGGAGATACATCAGGAGAAGATAGAAGCCCTCAGAGAGATAGTAGAGGCCGCAGGGTCTCCTGTGCTCGTCTTCTACCAGTACAAGCACGACCTTGCACGTATCAAGGACGCGCTCGGCAAGGACTACAAGCTGAGAGCCTACGAGAACGAGCAGGACTTGCGCGCATGGAACAAGGGAGAGGTGGAGGTGCTGCTTGCCCATCCCGCCTCATGCGCCTACGGCCTTAACATGCAGGCAGGAGGACACGTCATCGTGTGGTTCGGTGTGGGGTTCAACCTTGAGTTGTACCAGCAGGCCTGCGCGAGACTGCACAGGCAAGGTCAGAAGTACCCCGTGCAAGTCTATCATCTGCTGTGTTCCGACACTGTGGATGAGAGAGCCTGGCAGGCCATACAGAGCAAGGCCAACGAGCAGAACGCGCTCATGGGCGCACTCAAGCGCTTGGTACAGACGTACAGGTAGATGATAAATTGTCAAGAGAGAATGCCCGCGGAGATTATCTTTGTGGGCATAACTTTTTAATAATCGTTGCAATGATAGGAGCAATATTAGGCGCGGCCACCTCGATAGGTTCAAGCATCTATGGAGGCATTAAAGCCCACAAAGCCGAGAAGAAGTACAGGAAGGAGATGGCCGACCTAAACAAGAAGCAGAACGACTGGTACAACCAGCGCATGAACGAGGACTACACACAGCGCGCTGATGTGCAGCGCCTCCTCAACAGCTCACGTGAGGCCGCAGAGAGGCAGATTAACAGCGCCCGCGCCAGGCAAGCCGTGTCTGGCGGTACAGACGAGAGCGTGATGGCGGCACAGGAGTCCGCTAATGCGGGGCTTGCTGACGCTACAGCACAGATAGCCTCGCAGGCAGGAGCCTACAAGGACGCTGTGGATAAGCAGAACCAACAAAATATAAGCGCCAACGCAGCGCGTAATATGCAGTACTACGCACAGGCCGCACAGAACGCACAGACAGCCGCCTCTGCGGGCATGCAGGCAGGCATGGGCGTAGTGGGCGCAGACATGCAGGCTAAACTTAATAACGGTAAAGGTCTCTTTGAGGGGCTGTTTAAGAAGAAGTAGATATGAAGAGAACAGAATCAGACATGTATTCTTTTCTCGACGATGACGAGAAGAAGAGTGTGACTTACCCACCTAAGCCAGCGGTAGCTACTACCCCGACTCCTGCCCCTGCTGTGACCGCCCATGCTCCTGCCGTGAAGGATGAGGTGCCAGCTGCCTTGCAGAGAAAAACGGCAGACTATACACCGCAGACCCCGTGGACACCGAAAGAGCAGAGAGCGGAAGCGCCCGTTGTGGAGGAGGAAAAGCCATCCCTGGATATACCGCCAGTCAGTGACTACGACAACTTCTCCGAGTTGGTCAAGCAGTACACCTCTGCACCGATGACCGAGGAGGAGCAGAAGCGCAGAGAGCGCGGGGCTGCTGCCGCTCAGAGCGTGGGCGCGCTGGGCAACGTGCTCAGCGCGTTCAGCAACCTTGCCTTTACAGGCGGTGTGGCTCCAAGCCAGAAGCTACCCGACCTGCCAGACGCTAACAAGGACGTGCAGGCATTCCGCACACAGGTGGAGAAGAGCAGGCAGGCTTACCTTAACAACCTGCTGCAAGGCCGTGCGCTCCAGCAGAAGGGAGAGGAGCTTGGTCTGAAGAGAGCGGACTTGGTGCGTAAGGTAAACGCCGAGGATAAGCGTTGGGAGATACAAGACATGCTTACCGATGCCAAGATTAAGACGATGCAGGCCGCTTCCGCAAAGGACGAAGCCACAAGAAAGAAGCTGGAGCAGGAAGCAGATAACATCGTGGCGCTTGCTCAGAAGAAGCTTCAGCTCATGGACTCGCAGATAGGGCTGAATAACCAACGCGCAAGACACGTTGGCAGCGGTGGTAGTGGGGCATACAGGGTTCCTTACGACGTCGCCAATTCCCTTACTGGCGAATTAGAGAGATTGTATATCACCCCGAATGAGGCGATACACCAAATGGGGCTTGAGATGGGGGACGATAGCCGCACAAGAGAGACCGAACACGTTAACGAGTTCGGCGGCAAGAGCACTACCAAGATAGAGCGCGGTAAATCGGGAGAGCAGAAGCTTGCAGAACTTACGCGGAAGAAGAAGGAGGAACGCAAAGCCGCAGAAGAGGCCAAGAAGAAGGCCAAGACAGGGAAGAAGCCGAACAATAATATGTCACATACAAGAGCACTTGGTTTATAAATATGGCACAAGATAAGTTAGATATACTATACGATGCGCTGGAACGTGATGGCGCGGTAACAAGCGGTAGAGAGAATTTCCGAGCTAAGATGCTTGCGCCTGGTGAGGAAGGCTACAAGAACAGGCTCGCGCTCTTTACTGCGCTGAAGCAGGACAACGCCGTAGAGAGCAATACCTACGAGGAGTTTGCTGCCAACCTTGGCTTGCATGCCGTGAAGCCAGCCAAGCAGGAGGATCCAGCCGAAGAGCAGGGTGGAGCGGCACAGCCCAACGCGGATGACTACGCAAGAGCGGCTAAGAACAACGCTCTGGCGGTAGCACGCGGGCGCGATGTGCTGCACCAGGCAGAGAACGCGCAGGAGTGGCAGAAGGCCAACTTCGGGCTTAACGTGCCGAAGGTAGAGCTTGGACTTGGCAAGTCGGGTCGTACCGTGGCCACCGCTCCTACGTTCAATGCCAAGACAGGCAAGCAGGAGCGAACCTACATAACACAGAGCGGCAACGAGTACACCTCGCAGGCTTCTGCCGAGCGTGAGCAGGCCGCTCTGGACAATCAGCAGGAGCAAGCGCGTAAGCTGGCTCGCGCGCAAGAGGAGATAGACCGCAAGCGGCAGGAGGAGTTGGCAGGCATAGACAAGCAGCTGACCGTCATGCGGGAGCAGTATGACCGCATTAAGGGTACCGACCAGACGAGTGAGACACGCAAAGGCTATATCATGCAGGCCATAGACCGCCTACAGCAGCAGCGGGACGCAGCAGAAAAGAAGTACCGCGGGCGCGATGTGAAGGCCGAGTACGAGCTGGGAGGCGGCAGAGAACAACTCGAGGCTGCAAAGGAGGAGGTGGCCAACGCGTTGAAGGACATAGAGGAGAGACGAGGCGAGAAGTCGGGCTTTATGGAGTTCGCTGAGAGCCAGTTCCCCAACGTGACCTCTTACATACGTAGGTGGACAGACCCCGAGTATGGCAAGGCCAAGGCCGCAGAGCAGGCACTGGAGGACACAGAAAACACCATCAAGCAGGCTACACGCGAAGGCTTTTCCAACAACACAGCCTTCAACGTGGCACGTGGCGCGTGGGACGCTACCCGCGATATACGCACGTGGGACTTCGGTGCCAACGACTGGGCAGACAGCCGTAACCTGGCTGAGCTTGTAGATAAGTCAGAGCGAATCCGCAAGGCCGAGGAGGCAGGCAAGACACCCGAGGAGCATCTGACCGCAACCGAGCAGAGAGTGCTGGACGCGATGGCGGTATCAAGCACGCTGGACGCTAACTTCAGTGAGCACGTGCCGATGTCCTACCGCGTAGGACAGAGCGTGCCTGCCTCTGCGGGCTTTGCCGCTAGCATCTACATCAACCCGCTCAACGGACTGGGTGCGGCTGTGGAGAAGCAAGTAGCGGCTAACGCTGCCAAGGGAGGCGTGAAGGAAGTGCTGAAGGGCGCGATGAAGACAGCGGGTAAGACGGTGATGAAGAACGTGACTGGCGCGCCTACCATGACCGCCGCCGAGCAGAGCATGCAGCGCGCCCTCACCGTAGCCGCCGTGAACAAATATGGCAAGTGGGGCGTGCGCGCGATGAACACCGCAGGGCGCGTGATAGGTGATGGAGTGGAGGCACTGGGTACAACACTCACCACTGGCCTGCCGCGTACCATGGCCTCTATAAACGAGAGGCAGACGGGTACGTTCATAGGCCGTGTGGATGACAGCGGGCGCATAGTGTATGACCGCGTGGAGGACAGAGAGACAGGGGCTAAGTCGTACCTCAAGGGGGGCTTGGCTTCCTACTTCGAGAACCAGTCCGAGCTGGTGGGTGAATACTTCTCCCCGATAAAGAACTTTGCCAACCTTGCCGCAAAGGATATGCCCTTGGCACGCAGCATGGTGGAGCGGTTCATTGCATCCTCACCGAAGCAGAAGGCTTCCCTGCTGGCCGAGTTCCGCAAGAAAGCGCACATAAGCGGCCTCTTCGGGGAGTATGCAGAGGAAGTGATAAACAACCTGGAGAACGCGGTTTTCACAGGCGACATGAACCTGACGGGAGGTGTCTTCGAGCCAAAGCGCGAGGACTACAAGAGCGAGGAGGACTACAACAAAGCCGTGAACGACTGGAAAGGCTCCATGTTCAACGCCGAGACAAACTTGGAGACATTCTTGTCGGTGGCCGCGATGATTATGCCCATGGCCGCTATCGAGCAAGGCCAGAAGCGCTACAACTCCTACACCGTCAAGCGCCAGCTGAACACCTCTGCCGATGCCCTGCGCAAGTCGTTGGGCGAGGAGACCGCTGTACCTCTTATGACCCGCATGCGCGAGGCAGAGAGCATCAAGGATATATGCGACGTGTATATGTCCGTCCTCAAGGATGGCGGGCTGAAGGACAGCGAGCAGGCGCGCGCGCTGATGGACTACGCTGGTAAGCTGGTGGCCTACCAGAGCGTAAACACAAGCGATATGTCTGGGGAGATAAGTGCAAACCGTGTGCAGCGTGGCTATAAGAGCGCGTTTGACGCGGGGCATGAGATGGCCGTTGACGAGCGCCACAATGCCGCTGTAGAGTTTGACAATGCAGCGGCAACCGCTACCGAAATGCTGGGCAAGGACTTCGTGATGGCCGTGCGGGATATGGACTTGCCGCAGTTCCAGGAGATACTGAAGACACTGAACTGGGAGCAGAAGAAGGCGGCTACGGATGTGTATCTGTCCAGCGTCCGACTGAGCGGTATCATGGCAGGGGCGCATGACCGCGTGGACGAGGAAGCCGACAAGTACGGCAACACGCTAAACCTCATGTCGGACGAGGAGGGCAACGCATGGCGCGGCTCTAACCTTGGAGAGAACGAATATGTCGTACCCTCTTCTCTGTCTGACGAAGGCAATACGCTGGTGGTGCGTGATATGGGGACAGGCGCTCTGCGCATGATACCGCGTGAGGAGGCGGGAGAACTGACAGCCGTCAACGCCAGCGAGGAGACAGAAGCCAGACGCAAGCAGCTGTGGGAGCAGGCGAAGGATGAAGTACGCTGGAACCTCAACCACCATAACAAGACCGTGCAGCCCGCCGTGGGTGAGACGGTCAGCATCAGCATGCGCAAGAGCGATGACGAGGATAACGAGACACAGCGCTTCCTCATCGTGAAGGAGGATGAGGAGGGTAACTTCTATCTCCTGCCCACACGCATGAACGAGGCAGGCGAGGAGGAAGCCATAAGCGGCACACCCTTCAAGGCCACCGCTGACGAGCTTCTGTCTTCCCAGGACTACGTGTATGAGCAGGAAGACGCAGCGCAGCGCGATGCAGAGCGCAGCGCGGTGGAGGAGACTACGGAGGGCGGTGCAACAGAGGAGACACCGACTGACGGTTCTTCTGTGGTCATAGAGGGCACTCCCGCTACAGAGGAGGACGCGCCTGCCGATACAGCAGTGCCTACCCGTAGCGAGGTGGCCGCGCAGTTGGACGCTACCGAGGAAGGAAGAAGCGCACGCGCAATGGTTGACGGCTGGGTGCGTGACGAGAACGATGCCGAGACAATCCATGAGTGGATAGACCTCGTGGATGAGTCTGAGTGGGATGCCAAGACGAAACAACTCCTGCATGACTACGTGGATAGCAAGGACGCACCAGACGAGGAGGGGCCAACTGGCGGGTCTTCCGCTGTAGTGGAGGGTGAAGCCGCTCCTGTTGTGGAGGGTGAGGCCGCTCCCGCTGTGGAGAGCAAGGCCACTCCAAAGATACCGCTGGATAAGGACGGAGCACCCCAGTACGACAAGGCTCCTGTGCAGGCCACCGTGGAAGACCTGTATGACGGTACCCTTGACGACAAGGAGGTGGGCGAGTTCATAGAGGCACAGATAGCGGAAGCCGACAAGAACGTGAAGAAGCTGGAGAAGCGGAAGCCCAAGGTAGGCACTGACAAGGCCAAGTACCTTGCCAGCAAGAAGAAGTGGGAAGACGAGCTGGAAGATGCCCGCCACAAGGCTCAGTACTGGAACGATGTAAAAGCCGAAGTGGAGAGAATAACCACACCCGCAGACGCGCAAGGCTGGGAGGGCGAACTGAACGATGATAACGCACGCACGGCCTACCGAGCACAGCGAAAGGCCGAGAACGGCATACCCACACAGCAGGAGTTCATCGCCGACTTCATGGCAAGTGCCAAGATAGCACCTGAGTCCTTCAGAAAAGAGACTGGAGGCGGAACGCTGGAGCAGAAGCAGTGGGCAGGACGTATCGCGAAGGAGGGAGACAGCATAGAACGCCTGTCCGAAAAGTTGGTTGACCTTGACAACACTGAGAACGGTGGCCGCTTCTTCGGCGGTGACAGTGCTGCCGCAAGGGATGCCATTATAGACTTCCTCAAGTCGGGACGAGATAAGACTGACCAAGAGCAGGAGTTTGTGGAGCAGTACAACGCGCAGCGCGATGCGTACTATAACGAGCGCTACGGCATGTCTTATGAGGACTATATCGCATATACCGAGCAGGAGATGCCCGAGATGTTGAGAAGATATAGTAACTTTGACGAGCAAGAGTTCACCAAGCTATACGCAGACGAGATAGAGGAGGACTTACGCAGAAGAGAAGAACAAGCTAAACAGCAGAGCAATGGAACAGAAGGAAATGACTCCGCAGGAGAAGAGCAGAGCGATGGTGGAAGCCATCAAGTACAACCTGGCGAACGGACTGATGACACCCGAGGAGGTGAAGAGCGCGCAGACACCAGAGCAGAAGAAGATGCTGGCGATGAAGGCGCTGGTAAACCAGAGGCTGCACAAGAGAATGCTGGAGGAGCGCAAAGTGCGACAGGAAGTGGAAGCAGCCAAGAAGAAATTGCAGGCGAAGGCACACTGAACAGAGAAGAGGCTATTACGCTCATTGCTCAGATGGAGGAGCGAGCAGAAGTCGCTCCCCAAATTGAGTTGACAATAGAGAATTGGGATGCCCTATTTGATGAGGGTACGCAGATCCCAACTCCAGTTGGCGATGTCAAGATGGGCGAGAACCAGTTTGCAAAGCTAATGCGGCAAGGACGTAATGGCAAACTCGGTATGCTTAAACCTACGCTTGAAAATCCTGACTTTATAGTCGAAGATAAGAGCGAGGCTAAAGAAGGAGATATTACCGAACGTGGCAGCTCTTATGTATTTGTAAAAACATTCCACAAGGCTGATGGCTCACGATACTATTATTTTACATCTGTAACAGTTCGCAAGGATGGTCGTGAGGTCGTGATTTCAAATCAAGAAAAAAGGAAGTCCAAGATATTGGACCTCCTTCTTAATGGTAAATTGGTTTGGAAACGCGCCGATGACGTTTCGACTGCCTCGGACGTGGCAGATGGCTTGTACTCTTCGCAAGGGAATAAGTCCGACCTCGCTACAGAGGGCACGGATGCGCCACAAACCAATAACTCTAATCAAGAAGACTACGAGCCGAGCGAACCGACACAATCTTCTACCGCAGAAGATGTTTCAAAGCCTCAGAATCCCCAACAAGGCGGTGAGGAAACGATTAACGCTGAAACTCCAACGACCTCTTCTGAGGGCAAAGGTAAAGAGAAGGCTTCAACTGAGCAAGGAAATGACGAAAAAAGTGTTGGTAACCAGATTGAAGCGGCCTCAGCCGAAGTGAATACCGAACCGACAGAGGCGCAGAAGGAAGCTGGCAACTATAAGAAGGGGCATGTACAAGTTGGTACGTTCGACATCACCATTGAGCAGCCGCAGGGCAGCGTGCGTAGGGGCACTGATGCTGACGGCAAGCAGTGGGAAAGCAAGATGAACAACACTTACGGCTACATTCGTGGTACAGTGGGTGTTGACGGCGACCACATTGACGTGTTCCTCTCCAATGATATTGACGGTTGGGACGGACGCAAGGTGTTCGTCGTTGACCAGTACAACCCTGACGGTAGTTTTGACGAGCACAAGGTTATGCTTGGCTTCAATGATGCTGACGAGGCTAAGAGCGACTACCTTGCCAATTACGAGCAGGGCTGGGAGAATGGCCGCAGAATTGATGTGTCCGCTGTGAACCTCGAAGACTTCGAGAAGTGGATTGAGTCAAGCACGCGTAAGACTAAGCCTTTTGGTGAGTACTCGTCAGTGAAGAAGGACGTTGTGGAAATCAACGCACCTGCCGATGAAGATACCACTTCGGAAATTCAAACTCTATTGAGAGAGAGAGGATGTACACCTATTAGTCAGGAACATAGAAACTTGACAGATGAAGGTGTCGTTGCCGATAATGCAGGTAACCCAATTACTCTTTACCATGGTACATTAGATAAATCTATCAGTGTGTCAGAACTTGAAGCAGGACACAAACGCGCCGATGGTGAAAGTGCGGATTTCGCAGGTAGTGGTGTGTACTTTACTCCAAACAAGGACGTTGCAGAAGAATACGGCTATAATGGACAGGTATTTGAAGCACATGTAAAGCTATCCAAACCATTCTACATGCTTGGTAATCCAGGCTTTAACGAGAGTGAAGCCGTTCAGTTCTCTAACTTGTTAAAGAGTAAGGGATATGATGGCATCATTAACTATATGAATGCTTGGTCTGTAGAACATAATATGATTGATGGAGGTGAGGTTGTTGTGTTTAATAATTCTTCCATACTGCCTATAGAAAAGGGGCAGAAAGAAGAGATAGAAAGCCACCTCGTAGAGAACAATCCAGACTTCATAAAAGCGAATGACCATGCGCGTGACGTGGAGCAGAAATGGGAGGAGAAGATACAGGACTACCTCTTTGAGCACTACCCAACGCAAGCCACTTTGTCTGCGGAGACAACATCCGAAAAAGGGCAGAAAGAGCGTGAGGCAATGAAGGCCGACCCCGTACTGAAGGAGTTGCGTGAGAAGGCGAACGCCGAATACGAGGAAGCCGATAAAGCGGTGGAAGCCGCATACAAGAAAGCCGCTAAAGCCGCAAAGGACACGCGCCCTCAAAAGACGGAAGAGGTCATCAAAGGTACGAAGTGGGAGGCAACACCCGCACCCGAGAAGTATAAGACGGGAGCGAGTAAGCATGCTGATAGCCACGCTACCGAATGGAAGATAGGCAAGATACGATACGGAAGCACCAAAGCCGAAACGGGACAGATAGAATTAGCGGTAAAAATGTATAGCGGCTATATAGGGGCTTGGAATGCCTACGAACAAGGCAAAATTCTACTTGCACCGAATGAAGCCGCTATCATTAAGGAGATAATCCGCACCGAAGAAGCCGCAGGGCAAAAACCACACGCTCGTCTCCAGAAAGCAGACGAATATTCAGAGTTTGCAGCGGAGTATGGCTTGGATGGTATGTGGCTTTCCCGATATGCCGAGGGTATGAGAGAAAGGAATTCAGCTGCGGCTGCAATGGCTCTTCATGACCTAAAGGCTATATATCTGCGTGAGCATATAGCGGAGAAGAAGGCGTTGATGGAGCGTGATAGAGTGAGCGGTCTTCTTGCTAACAAGCGTCTGTTTGAGCCTGTAGAGCAAGCGATTAAGGCGAAGTATGGCGACGTGGACGTGCTTATCGAGGAGCGCAGAAAGCAAGCGGAGATAGAGCGTGGCATGATGGAGGCTGCACGCAAGAAAGCCGAAGAGGAAGAAGCCAAAAGGCAGCAGCACTTGGAAGAGTTGTCTTTACTCACAGAAGACGAGATAGACGAACGCTATGCGGATGCCTTGGCGAAAGGTGACGAGGCTACTGCCCGTGAGATGCTTGACGAGGCTGCAAGACGTAAGGGGTATGGTGATGTCGAGAGCGACTACCAGGGCGTAGGTGCTTGGGGCGCACCTTCAAAGCCTGATTATGAGACGGACGAAGCGAGACGCAATGCCGTTGGTGAAGACTCGCCAGACCTCAATGTGGAGGATATGGCAGCAGGCTACAGCAACCAACCAGAAGACATCTTTAAGCATCCTGATAAATACTCGCAAGGCTTGCCAACAAGCAAGGAGAGCGGCAAGGCGATACAGACAGCCATTGACGACATACGGAACGGCAAGAAGGATGTGAGGATAAAGGTGTATCGCGCCGTGCCTACAACTGTAAAGGAGGGCAAGTTGCGCAATGGTGATTGGGTGACTCCTTCGAGGAGGTATGCTGAGTTGCATGGCGACAACCGTCTGGAGGGTAAGTACCGTATCATTGAAGACGAGGTGCCAGCTGGTGACCTTTGGTGGGACAGCAACGACGTGAACGAGTGGGGCTACGACAACGGCAAGAGCTACAGGTATAAGAATGTGAAGAACAACAGAAAGCAGAACGACTTAGTAACACGCGATGACAAGGGCAATATTATCCCACCATCAAAGCGTTTCAACTCTCGCAAGGCTGATGAGCGCTACCAGCGCGGAAAAGATGCTGCTCCTGTTACGAAGGAGGAAGCTATCTTGCGCGATGCCGTGATAGACAGAATGCGGGAGAATGGCATGGATGTCATAACAAACGAGGAAGAAGGGCAGCGTGTGATGGACGAGGCTAACGGCAAGGTAAGAACCCAAATGGGTGACGCTCCAGAGAGTTTTGCAGAAAGACAGAAACAGGCTGTCGAAAACCGAGGGATTGTAATGCCAGGCTTAAACGACATGTCAGTTAAGGTGCTCGATGGCATCCCAAGGCATAGCTATACAGGAAATATAGCTGAGGCCACGAAGCAGGCTATCCAAAAAGCAAAGGAGAAATACGCTCCTGACGGAAAGGCCAAGGTTCTTCATTACGACAATAACGGCACAGAGTTTGACTATACAATCTCTGGTAACGCGATAGAGATTTGTCTAAGCCCGAAGCACCAAGCTAAGAGCGGAAATAAGGGAGCCCATCTGGCTTTGGCAGAACATCTTGACGAAGTGATAAACCATAGCGTTGAGGTGGAAGAGCATCCCGACTATATCAAAGGAAAGGACGGGAAACGCGGGGCAAGGATAAATCCGATTGCCCTTATGCACAGGTTTTATGGTGCTGTTGTGATTGACGGTGTGCCTTGCAGGGTGATGACGCTGATGCGCGAGGAAAAATCTGCGGCGACAGATAATGGCATCCACTCATACGAGGTACAAAAAATAGAAGTGCTCGACAACGAATTGCCAAGCACTCCTAATGGTGTGGGTAGCCAGAACCAATTAAGACTTGATTCATCCTATCCGCTTGCAAAGTTACTAAAAGGAGTTGAAAAGTCCTACGATAAAGGCAAAAAATTGCTTGAAGAGAGCGAAAAAAGTTCTGCGGGCATTCGTGAAAATCGTGTTTGGCACGGTTCTGGTGCTGAATTTGAGGCTTTCGACCACAGCCACATTGGTGAGGGTCAGGGGAGTCAGTCCTTTGGCTGGGGCACTTATGTGACAAGCAGCAAGGCTATCGGTAGAACGTATGCCGAGGACGCAAATAATAAGCTTTTCAGAAGTAAATTCGGAAACTATTATCTCCAGAAGCTGCGCGAGGCATTAAATAATGGCAGAAGTTTCGAGTCGGAAAAACAAAGACTTCTTGACAGCCATTCTGAGATGTACAATAAAGCCAAGGAAAAGGGTAGCGGGTATAACGATTTTATCCACGACTACGAGAAACTTGGTGAACTAAAAGAGAACGATTTACCCTCCCGACATCTCTACACGGTGGAAATCACCGATGACAACGGGAAGAACTATCTTGACTGGGATTCCAGGGTTGGTGCTAGAGTGCTGAACAAAGTAAATAGGCAATTAGAGCAACAAGGCAAAAGACCGATAAACCCCGAACTCGACAAGAGGTATAAATTTTTGGACGGCAACGACTTGTATAGGGCTTTGTCAATTAGGATGCCTAATGATGACGCAACATTCAATGACGATAAGGCCGCAAGCGAATTTTTGTATTCCCTCGGCTTTGTCGGCATCAGGTACAAGGCTGGGCGAAACTTTGGTGGCGCGAAAGAGGGCGATACGAACTACGTCATCTTCAACGAGAAGGATGCTAAGATAACTGACCATGTACGCTTCTTCCGCACCGCCGATGGTGAGGCTTACGGCTTTACCGTTGACGGGAAGATATACATAGACCCGAAGATAGCCAACAGCGAAACACCTGTGCATGAGTATGCGCACCTGTGGGCAAGCGCTCTGAGACAGTCAAACGCTAAAGAGTGGGCAAACGTGGTTGGCCTTATGAAGGACACCGCTGTATGGGAGGAAGTGAAGAAACATTACCCCGAGCTGAAGACTGATGACGAGATAGCAGATGAAGTGCTGGCTACCTACTCAGGCCGTAGAGGCGCGGAACGCTTGCGTAAGGAGATGGAGGAGGCTACCAAGAACGGAAGCATCTTCGACAAGGCAGAAGCAATGAGCGCGATGCAGAAGATACGGCAGGCGCTTGATACGTTCTGGAAGAGCGTTGCTGACTTCCTGCATATCCACTACACCACAGCCGAGGAAGTGGCAGACCGCGTGATGAAGGATTTGTTGGACGGCGTGGATCCCCGCATGATGAATGACGGGGAAAGCCTGGAGAGGGTGAACGAGAAGTTCAATGAACAACTCGCAAAATTTACGGAGGATAATTCCGACAAAATAAATTTCAATTTGGGAAGCCCCTCCGCAAAATTATTGTCGGCGGGAGTCGCTGATAAACCGATAAGACTTCATGGCAGTAAGGTTGCGAAGAAGATGAAAAAACATGGCTTCTCCATTGAAGAGCTGCATGACTTGCCAAAGGCCGTGGCAAATCCTATCGCAGTATTTGACAACTTAGGGAAAGAAGGTAATCGCTCCGTGCTAACGGAATTGAAAACCGCGAATGGAAATTTCCTCGTTGCAATAGACTTAGGGAAAGGAACAGAGGCCGACTTTGATATTGTGAGCAGCGTGTTCGGAAAGAAAGGACACAGCGTTGCCGCTTGGATTAACAAGGGTTATATGAGGTTTGTAGATAAAAAGAAAGCCCTGAATTATCTGCACCTCTCCGCACCAATCGCGGAAGCCTCAGATAACGCAGAACTTTCTTCTGCGGCAAAGGTAATACAAGATTTCGAGAACCCAAAGGTTTCTGACGAAAAAGTTTCTGAGGATGACCTTTACCGCGTTGTGGATGACGAGGAGAAGCAGCAAGCCTATAAGGGCGCTGCCTACATGGACGATGCGGCCATAGAGGCTCTGAACAGCGAATACAGGGGCGAATGGCTCAAGCGTGAAGGCGAAGGACAAGCAACAGACGAGGAGGTATCGCTTGCCAATGACCCCGTATCGAAGATGATAGGCAAGAGCCGATACAGCGCAGGACAACAGGTAGAATACGCGGAGAACATGCGGGAACGTATGACCACACACGCGCAGGAGCTGGCAGAGAAGCTGCATCTCAGCAACGTGGAGATAGTGGCCGATGGTTCGGGCTTCACGGGCAAGAGACAGAAGGCAAAAGGATTCTACAACAAGACTACTGGCAAGATAACCGTAGTTATAGGCAACCACACCAGCATGGCAGATGTGGAGAAGACAATACTGCATGAGGCGGTAGCCCACCACGGCTTGCGTCAGTTGTTCGGTGAGCACTTCGACCAGTTCCTTGATAACGTGTACGAGAGCTGCGACTACAAGATACGGCAGAAGATAGACGCGCTCATGGAGGAGAAGGGCTACGACCAGCGTACCGCCACAGAGGAGTATCTTGCGAGCCTTGCAGAGGATATGAACTACGAGACAACCGACCCGACCTTCTGGACGGCTATCAAGGAGGCTTTCTTGGATATGCTGCACACGCTTGGCTTCGACTACGCGGGACCCGTACTCACCGACAATGAACTGCGCTATATCCTGTGGAGAAGCTACAAGAACCTTGAAGAGCCTGGCTCGTTCCGCAGCATCCTTGGTACGGCTGAGGACTTGAAGATGCAGGAGACACTTGGAGTAGGACAGTACGAAACCGAGGGCAAGGAGTCCGCTGCGGCTGAAGACCTCTTCCGTGAGGATGACATAAGCCGTGCGCTGAACAATGACAGCGAGGGCGCAGGATGGAGCCGCGAGACCATGCAACGCGCATGGGACGATGTGATGAGTAAAGCATCCTTCCTTGCCAAAGAGGGCTACTTCGACTACCTTGCCAGCGTTGACGAGTTCCAGAAGCTCGTTGAACGCGCTACAGGAGAGAAGGTGAGCGACATGCAGAACGCATACAAGGCGATGCTGCAACTGAGCAGCCGCAACGCAAACGAGATGAAGCTTTTTGACAGTGCGTTTGCACGCCCGCTACAGCGTGCCGTGTACAGGCTCATAGGCGCTGTCAAAGACTTCAAGAAAGGCAAGGGTCTTGAGTTGTCCTGGTATCTCATCTCCAAACACGGCATAGAGCGTAACAGAGACATGGCCATACGCGCCGCGATGAAGGAGAAGGCTAATGAGTCTTATGCGGAACAGATACACGAGGCCACCGCAGAGCTGAAGGAGGAACGCACACAACTGCTTGCCGAACTGACGCGCATAGCGGCTGGCGAGGAAAGCACGCTGGGTACTGAAGCCGCTATCAAGGCTCGTGTGAAGCAAATAGAGGCAGAGATAGACAGCATCAAGAAGCATCCAAACAAACACGGGTTGAAGACTGAAGCCGAGTTCTACGAGGACGAGCTGGACAACTGGTACCGCACCGCTTCCTTCATCAAGGAGTATGCAGAGGAGAACGGCTGGACTTGGAGGGAGACGCAGGAAGAGCTGACACGAAGAGCCGCTGACTTCGGGGCAGACGTGACAGAAGACTACAGCGGTCTGTCGGCACTCGTTGAGGAGAAAGAGGACTTCACGGAAGCCGCCTACAGGCGTGTAGAGAACTACGAAAACACACACTACACTGATGACCTCTGGGAGGCTATACGCGCGATGAGCGGGTACAGCCTGGAGAAGCAGAGAAGCAGCGGACTGACGACAAAGAAGTACGTGGATGATCAACTCAGGCGCTACGACTTCTTCGTACCCTTGCGCGGCTGGGCTGACCCGACCGCAGAAGAGATGTACGACTACCTTGACGGACAGCGCAGCGAGCTGGGCAACCCCGTCAAGACAGCAAAGGGCAGAAAGAGCGAGGCTGACAACCCGCTGGGTGGCCTGCTGAGCGTGGCATACCGAAGCATCGCGAGCGGTAACAAGAACATGGCTCTGCAACACTTCTACAACCTTGTGAGCGCCCACAACACCAACGGCCTGGCTGTCATAGACAGTATGTGGGTAGAGAACAGAGGCACAGAAGACGCGCCAGACTGGGTGCTGGCCACTCCAGAACTCACCGACCCAATGACAGGCGGGCGAGAGATGAGCGCGGAGGAGGTGCAGGCAGAGCTGGACAGGTTCAACGCTGATATGCGCGAGAAGGCCGCTCTGGGTATGGCCATACAGATGAAGAAGGGAACGCCCCTGCCGCCTTACAGAGTGACACAGCAGCACGCACGCGCACACCAGATACGCCTCTCCGTAGGAGGCACTAACCGCGTCATCACCATAGTGGGCAACCCACGTGTGGCAATGGCACTCAACGGCCTGCTGAACCCAGAAAACAGCGGCTGGCCTATACTGCGGAAGCTCAATAACTTCATGGCAGGCGCGTTTACAAACTACAACGTGTCCTTCGGTGGAGCTAACCTTGCACGAGATACAGCGCACTCGAACTTACGTGCGTTTATAGGCGAGAGCCCCGCATACTGGTGGGCGCTGACCAAGAAGCAGAACCTTCTGCTTGGCAACGTGGCCAACTGGGCAAGGATGGTGGGCATGCTGCGCAAGTACGAGGCTGGCAAGCCAATGACGGGGTATCATGAGCGCATGTTCAAGGAGTTCATGGACGGTGGTGGTGCTACTGGCTACACCATGATACGCAACCAGAAGGAGAGCACGCAGTTCATGGTGGACATGGTGCGTGACCTCAAGAATATCAATCGCAGGAAGCTCAGTCCCATGCGCATGTTCGAGTTCTTCTCGTTCCTCAACGAGGCCGCAGAACTTGTTAACCGTTTCGTGGCTTACGAGACAAGCCGCGAGATGGGACGCACAAGAGAGCGCAGTATAGATGATGCAAAGGAGGCTACGCTGAACTTCAACCGCAAGGGAGCGGGTGCCAAGAGCCTGACGCAGCGGGAGGGCACGAAGTACAGGCTATCCAACGCACTGAACTACTACAGCCAGTATGGCCGTTCGTTCATCGTGTTCTTCAACGCACATGTACAAGGCACATACCAGCTCTACAGGCTTGTTAAAGAGCACCCCGCAAAGTTCGCTTTCGCGTTCGGCGCGGCTCCTGTCACGGCAGCTGCTGTGGCTCTGCCACTCTTCAATAACTTGCTCCTGCCCGCAATATACAGCGCTGTAGGCGGTGACGGGGACGATGACTGGGGAGACTACTACTATGAGTTGTCCGACTGGGAGCGCCAGCATAATATCTGCCTGCGTCTGCCCAAGGGTCACGGCTGGCTGAAGATACCACTTACACCAGAGTTAGGCGCGATGTTCCAGGTAGGCGATGTGACGGGCGCGTCCTTCGCGGGCAAACGCGATATGCAGGCTTCCGACTTCGCGGGTCTGATGGAGCTTGTAGCACCCAATAACGTGGACTTTACAGACGCTGGCACGGCTATATCGAGCCTTGTTCCAAGCAGCTTGCAGTGGGCATCCCACATAGCCGTAAACCGCGACTTCAAGGGCTCCCGACTGCGCAACGACAACATGTTCAGCCGCTACCAGCCCGAATACCTCAAGGCTACCCGTAGCACAAGCGCGACCATCACCGCGATGTCACGCGCGCTGAACAAGGTAGGCGGCGGCAATGACGAGCGCTCTGCCGACAACGTGCTGGACTTCTCCCCAGGCTACGTGCAGGAGATGCTGACAGGCATAGCAGGCGGATGGGCAAGCACAGCGCTTGCCGTGTCTGACGCGCTGGCCGCTCCCTACCTTGAGGGCGGCGGCTCGGAAAAGGACTATTGGAAAGGCGCAAAGGGTCTGTTTGACAGAGGAGGCGTACCCGTGCTCAGCCGCTTCTGGATAAGCGGCAGCGGGGAACGTAACGCGGCACGCGCAAAGGGCGAGTACATGCGGACGGTCAAACCGTTCATGGGCGCAACGGAAAGCGAGTTCAGCCTTATAAAGCGCATACCCCGACCCGCAGCGTTGGACGTGCGCGCAAAGGAGGAGAAGCTGGAGGCGGCTAAGAAGTCACACGACCTCTTCGCTATAGCAAAAGCAGAAAAGTCGTTGGAGGCGGCTAAAGCCAACTTCGAGGAGGCGAAGAAGACACAGCGGCAGAAGCTGGACGCGCTGCAAGGATCCGAGCGCTTCAAGGCCTACAGAGACATGCGTGGCATAACGCGATATATAGACTACATGCTACGCCTGTACAAGGACAATGACCTACCCGATAACGTGGTGGACTCCTTGCAGGAGGCTAACCGCAGGCTGCTGGAGGTGGAGAAGTAGTAACAAAGGAAAGCCCCGTGAGTTCAACCGCTCACGGGGCTTGCTATATTTACTTAACATATCCAGCAAACGTGTTAACGAAAGGCCGATTTACTTAACACATGTACACGCGCGCGTGCGAATTATATATGTCTGGGACATATCTTGGACATATCTTGGACATTCGCTAAAAGCGAGCCCATACCGACATATCGGCCTCTGGTGTACGCCAGTAGTCGCGCACCCTTTTACGTATCGCCCACACATGCAAGGGAGAAAGGTTCTCGCGGATCCTGCGTACTAACTCGGACGGGATGACCTCACATAAGGTAGCACGCGCGGGCAGGTGGCGCGCCTGTAGCAAAACCCTGCAAAGGTCAGACTTGCTTAACATGATTCCTACATCCTTGTACTCGTCCCACCCCTCAATGCCCTTCAACGTGAGCGCCAAAAACTCCCATTCCTGGGGGCTGAAAAATCCCTGTAACTCGCACAGCGCGTCTGACAGCAAAAGGCGCATGGCATGCAAATAAAAGGTAGCCGCCTGATTGGCAAAGGTAAAACCGTCCAGCAAAAAATCGGCATCCGCGGGCTGCACACGCACGGTCAACTGCACAAACTCGTTTTGCGCGTTTCTCGGGTCTAATCGTTTTCTTCTGGGTAACGGCATGTCTGGTGGGTCTTTCTGTTTTTCATTGCAAATGTAGTGGATTATTCTAGTAAATATCGCTTTTCCAGCATGAAACATCAGGATAATTGACAAAATAACAAGTTAAATCGGTCTAAATCGTAACAAAAGTTAAATTCAACCCCCTACTTGCGGGTCGCGCGCGGCGGGGTGGAGCGTCCTTGCAAGCGTGAGAGAGTGTTCTTTTTACGCAAGTCGTGTTCGCAAAACGGACAATCTGGAAAAGACAAATAGAACAACGAGCCATACGCGCCCCGCTCGTCCTGCTGTCCTGCCTGTCCCGCTCGTCCTGCTGTCCTGCCTGCTTCGAACGTCCTGCACACGACACGCCCGACATACGCGCATTGCCTGCGCTCTCCCGTGCATCGCGTATCACGCGCCCAGCTGCCTGCGGTGTGCACTATATGCCATCGTATGCCCTTTGCCCACAGCCAGGCACGGAAAACGCGAAATACGCGGAAAAACGGCATGAGGTAGCAAAATGTCAGCGTTTCGGGGCTGTAAAGCGGCCTTAAATAATGGAAATTATGTTTAGTATGCACGTAAGTCGTTGTGTATCAGTGTGTAATGTTTTGATAAATTGAGGAATAGTAAAATGGCTTGACAAAAGGACGTTTTACAGGGTGCGCGTGTGACGCTCCTGTTGACAATATGACACACGCGGGAAAGGCGGGAAACGGGGCAGGGTGGGCAGTCGGGGCAAGGCTGGCAAGGTCAGGAGATGCCCGCGTGCGACCTGTCCTGCTCGGTGTGTCGGGCTGTCCTCCCTGTCTCCCTGTCTTCCTGTCTTTCTGCCCAGCTCGGTACGTCCAATCTGCTCAGGCAGGCGCACACGCGGACACGCACACGCAGGCAGACCCCTAGGGGTGGTAGGGTCCCTCTGAGGACTCTCCATATCGCCGAACGTGAATTATTATAAGGGGAAAGAGAGACGAGCGCGTTGTACGCGGGTGGTTCGTTTTACCGCTCTGAGGTACGCTCGGATGGCTCGTTTTCCTGTTCTGAGATATACGCTGATGGCTCGTTTTGCGACTTTGCGCGAGTTCGTTTTACCGCTCTGAGATGTACGTTCGGATGTCTCGTTTTACGGGTTGGTAGGGTGTGCGGGCGAGTTCGTTTTACGACTTTGTGAGGTGGGCTTATAGGGGAGGTAGGGTCCCATACGAGGACTCTCCATATAGGCCGTATGAATTATTTTATGAGGTAAGAATACGTTACACTTTGTTTAGCATACCAGAATTGTGGGGGAGCGGGGCGGCAAAGCGGTTTGTCTGTGTTCAAATTGCTTCCCATGTATGGCTGTAATGTCGGTTGAAAGGTACTGGGAAGACACTTTTGCGTCCCGAGTAACCCTTGTTTCTGACCAGTGTGAAGTTGGTGATTGTATTGTCCCACTTCTCTATTGTCCCACTTCTGCCGATGAAAAACTGCACAAAATGTGCAAAATGTGCAATTTGTCATTTCAGCCCGAAAACTACAATAACTTGCTCCGAAAAACTCTTGTTAAGGCCGAAAATCGGTTGTCCCTATATTTGTCCACCTATTGTCACTGTTATTGTCCAAGTGATAATTATCTGTATTCCTATTATGTAGGTAAATAATGGACAATGGGACAATAACATATATAAAATTCTATAAATACGTATATTGCTATGTGTACATTACAATTATACCTATATATATATCCTTAAGTTATAGAGTTTTTTGGCCGCATTTGTCCAAAATACACCTAACGTACAATATGCCAGCATGTTAT